CCGCCCAGGCGTCGGACTCGACCGCCTTGTACAGCGGGTCCTTGGCGTTAAACGGCGTGCCGGACCAGATGATCATGTTCTTCTTCGGGTGCAAGGCGTAGTTCACCGCCTTGTACACGGTGTCCTCCACCGCACTGATCACCGTGGCCGAGCGCGCATCTTCGTCGCTGATCAAGTCGTCGAGCACCGCCAGCTGTGGCCGCGTGCCCAGTTCCTTGGCACCCCGCACCCCGGTCTTGGCGCCGTAGCCCTTGACGATGAACACATGCCCGTCGCTGTTCTTGAACTCCCAGCGGATGTCGGTGAAGCGCGCCTCAGGCAGGTACTGCTTCAAGAAGTCGGAGTTATCGCGGCGATACTCCAGGTTCTTGCGCATGTTCTTCACGCCGTTCTCGATACTGTCCGAGACGTACAGCGCCAGGGTCACCTTGCCGAAACCAGGCAGCTCACCGTAGACCGCGATGTACAGGAACAGGTACTCGCCCATCACCGTGGTCTTGGCGATGCCCCGGTGGCACAGGTTGATGATCCGCTTGCCGCCGTCCGTAATGGTGTCGAGCATCTTGTAGTGCACGACCGGGGTCAGGTTCTCTTCCCCGTCGCTGCCGTTCACCAGTTTGATGAAGTTGACGAAGTCCAGGGCGAAGTCGGAGGGGATGTAGCTCGGGTCCACCTCGTAGCTGGTGGCGTTGAGGAAGTCCTCGACCTTCCACGGGGCCAGCGCCTCACCCACCGGATCGGGTGCCGTACCCATCGGCATGAGGGCGGCGGCTACCCCAAGAGCAGCCCCCGCGACGGCCGAAGCCAGTTTGTTAATCGGTGGCATCAGCGTTTCTCCCCCAGGCCCCAGAACTTTTTGTACCCGCCTTCCGCGTAACTGCTGGCGTCCTCCGGCCGGTCAAAGGCCCGGAACTCCTTGTTGCGCACCGCGTGCTGAAAGGCTTCCTGGTCATTCAACTGCTTGAGCTGATTCCCCTCCTGGACAATGGTCGGGTACGCCAGGTACTTGCCATCGGCCTCACCCCAGGCCATGCGATGGGTGCTGTAGCTGCCGTCGCCGTTGTCGATGCGTGGATAGCTGTTGGGTTTCAACACCCGCTGCTCGAAGTTCAGCGCGGTGTTCGGGTCAATGGTCGGGCTGACGATCTTGGCACCGAAGCTGCGCAGTGCGTTGTCCTGTTCACTGCCCCACTGGGCCATGGCCGAGATGTTCTCGGTGCGGATCGGATGCCGCAATGCCTGGGCAAACTGCGCCCATTGCTGGTCGTTCTCGGGTAATCCACTCATTGCACACGCTCCGCGGTCCCTTCAATGATCTTGCTGTGGGCCACGCCTTGGGCATCGACCATCCCCGCCTGCATGGCCAAGCGCTGCTGACCGGCCAGCTCCAAGGTGGCCTGGCGCAGCGCGGCAATCGAACCATCCTCCTTCACCCCGATGTCCAATTGGACCTTGGTCACCTCCGGCACCTTCAAGTGCGTCAACAGGGCATTCGCCGAGTCACTGCGCACCTTCTCGCTGGTCGCTGAAACCATGAGCTCAGCCAACACGTTCACCGCCTTCTGATGAATGTCGGCGTTCAGCACGTAGGTGGGGATCAACGTCTGCTCGAAGATCAGGTTGACCAGCTTGCCCTTGTTGTACGCGGTCACGTAGCTGGCAATGTCCTTGCTCGACACGCCGTTGTTGGCCCAGCCCGTCACCTTGCCCGGGAAGGTCTTGCTGTAGGCCTCGATGTTCGAGCAGCCCATCAGCTTGTGGCTCACGTACTTCACCGCATCGATGTACTGACTGACCTTGAACCGGCCATCCTGCATCACCTTGGCGTAGCTGATCATGTTGTCCCGGTACTGCTCATACATGTCCGGGTCACTCAAGGTCTGATTGATCTGGTCAACCAGCTCCTGGTTGATGCTCTTCTTCACCTTGTCCGGTAAAGCAGCCTTGAACTCTTCAATAGTCAGGTCATGGGACACAGTGTCGTCCTCAGTTAGGGTATAGGCCTCGTATAGTACAGGCCAACCTGACTGAGCAGCAAAGAAGGTGTGGTGAGTAGGGAAAAGGGTAGGGCAAAAACTTTTTAGAATTTTTTTAAAATGGGTACGAACGCAGGACTTTAGGTCTGGCCGACTCATCACCGACCTACCCCCCCCATGTGTTCTACAGGACGCTTCGCTCGAGTGCTGGATCTATCCACTCACTCGGAGTACATGCTCATGTTCTTGCTCACATCCTTGATCAACATCGCTGTCTGCATTGCTGTGTCCATCTACTCCATCATGGGCTACAAGTACGTGGTTGAGGGCCATGGTCTACACCCACTGCTGTGCATTGCTGCCTGTCTAGCTGCCTGCATTGTAGGTCACTACGTCACTACTCTCCTGAGTGTGCGTGCTACCTACGCCTACCGTGCTAAGCACTACCCATAAGGGTGGTGCTACACCTTCTACGCTTCGCTTGAGCACTGGCAATCTTGCCTCTATCCCTAGCTAGGATCTAACACCATGTTCACTACCCTGTTCACCTCGATGTCTCAGTTCTTCACCATGTTCACTACGCTGTTCAGCGCCGGTGACAAAGCCTGTAAAGCCCTCGAGCATCTGGCTACTTGGTCCGAAGAGACCGCTAATCAGTTCAACGAGACCGCTCGTATCGAACGCAGCAACGAACTGCACAAGCTCCGTCACCAAGCCGCTCTCGAGCAGCATGCACGCGAAGCAGAAGCCGCTACATCCATGCCTACTTCGGCACCAGCCAAGCCCAACGGCAAAGCAGCACCTGCACCCGCAGTTCAGTAACACTCAGCCTCTCCTTAGGGAGGGGCTACCCCTTTAAAGCACACACTCAAGAGCACACAACCACAGCACACAGGGAGATAGACAGAGTTAAGAGAGACTGAGGGTCCGCGTAGCGGCACCACTCACGTCCTCTGGACCTGTTCTATCACCCTGAGCCTGTGTTCTATGACCCTGAAGCGCTTCGCTATAGGACTGGAGTGGAGCTGAGTGGGCTAACGCCGGAAGTACTTGTGCTTTTGGGTGTCTATCCTGCTCATCTCCCGAACCGATACACAGCCGATACCCTCATTCATCCAATCACTGGAGACCGTCCCATGGACATCCTCGACAAGCTCTTTGAGCCGCAATACTTCTACGTTGTGCGTGATGCCATGGGTAAGCATGTCGACATGGGTTATGTGGCTGTATCGCGAGTACAGGAGCGTGCAGGCAAGGCTCAACGAGCTGGTTGCTCGATCATGCTCATGATCCCGAACAACACCTGTCATTAATTCCAATGAGGTCCGATGTAAATGATTAGCATTCATACACAACTGATGCGTCTGCCCATTGCCCTTCAGGGCATGCACCTGACGTACCGGCACTGGATACAGTGGCGTAACTCGCCTTGGGCGGGACAGCGACAACTCGCACTCAAGGCCAAGACCTTTGGCCTGATCACCTACGACCGCATCATGACCATGGGCATGACAGGAGAACGCGCATGACTCAATACATTAAGTGCACTGCGATCCCAGCCTCATTGCTGGAGCAGGAAGAGATCATCAAGCGCGCCATTCGTGTGCTGCGCAGTGAGTGCGGTGAGTCCCAGGCCATCGTCAACAACGTGGACACCATGTTCGCTGAGTTGCACGAGGCACTGGATGGTCTGGTGACCTTGCCTGAAGACTTGATGGGCCTGCCGCAGGACATGGATCGCATCGTGAGTATTCAGGTGCAAACCACCAGACTCACTGGCGCTGGGGTGGAGATGGTCCCGTTCAAGGACCAGCACATCAAACCCACGCACTGGTCGATCTACAAACGCGATGCCGCAGGCATGGCCCATTGGATCGAGGACATCGAACTGAAAGGTGCACAGGCTGACGTGGTCTGGGGACAGGTCATGGTCAAGGCGACCAAGTATTCGCAGGTGTACAGCGCCTTCATCGAACAGGTGAAGTGACGCTGGTCGGATCAAAAGCACGCTTCGCTTGAGAAGCGGAAAAGCTCGGGCAATCATGCCCATTCATTGAGCCCCTTCAGTGGGGTAGGAGATTCATCATGGCATTTGAAAAAGACACCAACACCCGTGGCAACAACTCCGGTCGTGGCGACAACGACAACTGGAAGTCTGATGCCTTCATCAACCTGTACATCCCCACCAACGGTGGCAAGCGTCGCAAGGTCGGTTCCATTCCGCTGAAGAACAGCAAGCCGTTCGAGGCCGACCTGATCAGCAAGCTCAGTACTGATCCGGACGCGATCAATCGCCTGCTGGCGATGTGTGAGCTGGAGTTCAATCTGGCTGAGCCGGACAACGAGAGCGGTTTCGCCGCGATCTAACAACACTGGCTGGTGCTGCCCTTCGGGCAGTGCTGGCCGTTGTTTTGTCCTCAGGAGAGTCAGCCATGCCTCTAGGTAAACCCTTCCAATCCCTGTTCCCGCACGGCAGCGTGATCACCACCGATTTCTCCAAACTGGAGAACCGGGTGATGGCCAACGCCTTGAAACACCGGGGCATGGGTAAATCCTTCAAGGATGCCGTGTACTTCGGTAATTCAATACACAGCCAGCTCTGGGACGATTGGTACAGCAAAGGAATCGATGTCATGCCTCGCCGCCTCTACAGCTTCCACCCAGCACGTAACAATCAGGTCACCACCACCAATGTGAAAACACTGGCGGATCTGCAAGAAGCACTGGACCTCAATCCAGACTTCATCCACATCAGTTGTGTGCAAGACGGTAAACACTGGCTGATCCACAAGGGACCGGTGTCGGCCAAGAGCAGCACTGAACATGGGCGCTGGAAGCCGATCAGTGTGCCCAGGCTACCCAAGCCGATTCGCATGCTGCTGGTCATTGACCCGCTAATGGGGTGAGCCATGGCCTACACCCTGTTCCATTGGCATCCGCAACGCGGTGTGCACCATTTCACATGGGACAGTGTTGACCAAGTCAGCACGCACATCGCTTCAATCATTCAGCGTGAGGCCGGTTGGGCACTGCCACCGCTGACGTTCTACGTCTTCGACGATAGCTTCGACACATGGTGGTACTACTGCCAACAGCCCAAGCCAGACCCGAAGACAGCCACCGCCATGCAGATGCGTATGGCTGATCCGTGGCAACGCCGCGCTCTTGAGGGTGTGCCCAAAGAGATCCGTGCTTACAAATTACTGCTGGGATAACAGCCCACGCTCCGCTTGGGGGATGGCGCTGTTCCCTTTCAACCTGCTCTCAAGGAGAGAGTCATGACTGTATTGCGCATGCTTCCGTATGACATGCAATTGGCCAATGAACGACGCTTCAACCGTAAGCACATCGACAAGTACATCCGTCAAACCATCGAGGAAAACCCGAGGACCATGGCCCGTGTGCAAGACGGGATCAAGCGTGTGCACGACTGGATGTCGCAGCCGTTCTACGCCAGCAAGCAGGCGCGCATTGACCAGCTCAAAGGCTTGGACATTGAGGCACTGGTCATGGACCTGTTCGTGGGCATTGCCTACGTGCAGCGCGAAGAGCTGTTCACTTCGGTGAGTGCGCAACTCGCCGGACGCTTGGGCTTCAGTGACAAGGCCGAGTCGATCCAGACCGTGGCCGAGTTGCTCGCCGTGCTGTGCTACACCGATGCCTTTGACATCTGCAAAGCCAGTCGATCAGCCAGTCTGGTGATCGTCAGCCGCATCGAGCTCAGCGAACGGCTGGAAGGCTTCATTGCCGACAGCCAGTACCTGCCACCCATGGTCTGCCCACCGGAAACCCTGACCAACAACCACTCCAGCGGTTACCTCACGCACAACGACAGCTTGATCTTGGGCAAGGGCAACCACCATGACGGTGATCTGTGCCTGGACGTGCTCAACACCCAGAACAGTGTCGCGCTCCAGCTCAGTGTCGAGTTCCTCTGCACCGTGGAGGAACAACCGACCTTTGAGCTGGACTCGGCCGAGAAGGTGGACCAATGGGGTGAGTACAAACGCCAGAGCTACCAGCTCTATCACCTGCTGGTGACCCAAGGGAACAAGTTCTGGCTGACCCATAAGCCGGACAAACGCGGGCGCATCTACGCACAGGGGTATCACATCACCACCCAAGGCAGCAGCTTCAAGAAAGCCAGCATTGAGTTGGCCCACGAAGAAGTGGTCGAGGGAGTACCCGGGCGATGAGCGGCTTCAAGTACTACAACCCGTTCGCCGAGCAGCTGTTCTGGTATGACCCCAAGACCTATGCGCTGAACCATGTGGAATTCAGCACCAGTGCGGACATGTACACCATGATCCAGCACCTGTGTCAGGAGAAGAACAGCACCATCAACTGCTGGAACCTGAGCAACACCGGCTGGTACACCTCGGCCATGGACGGTGGCAGCTCACCGTACAAAACCAACCTGCACAAGGTCATCACCGACAACGTGCCCAAGGATATTCAAGCCATGTGCTTGATCTTGGGCATCAACTGGAGAGGCGGACGATGAGTGACAACGAGGACTACCTGTTCTGGTACAGCTTCGACCGCTTGCAGTATGCGGTGATGAATGTGGATCAGGGATTCCAAGCTGGTCTGGAGGCCTTGGTGCCCGATGGCATCCCTTGCTGGAATCTGGACTTGGCACTGCGCAGCTGGTTCATGCGGCCCGAAGGTGCACCGAAGATCGTGGCCATCAAGGACACGGATTTACCCAATGAAATCAAGCTGTTATGCACTTTACTCAACCTCACTTGGAGAACTGACTGATGGCATGGGCCTATTGCAGCAAATGTGAAACTGCTTTACTCGAGCCGACCGTGGAGCAGGCGCTGAAGAACGATTACAACTGCCCCACCTGTGGCCACAGCAACTTCCCCAACAAGTCGTTGGTGGATGTGGTGATCGAGATGCACGAACGCCTGTGCCTGTTGGAGCAGCGTGAGCTGAGCAATCTGGTACTGGCCGAGAGTGTCGAGCTGAGCCTGCTGCCCAATGAAGCCAGATGGCTGAAGGGGCTGATGCAGAACCCGGTGTACAGCAACGAAGACGCACAGGACGCCGAGTACCGCCAGTCCATCTGGCACAAGCTCGGCGACCTGCGCTGAATCATGCTGGCCAACCTGTTCATCAACGGGGTGTACACCCGTGATGTGGAAGTGGAGTACTCCCAAGACGCATTCCCCTGCACTTGGGGGGACACCGACACCGCTTTCATGTTGCGCAACGGCGACTGGTGGATGGCATCACCGCGCACAGTGGTGATGAACGACCGTAAAGGTCGCCCAGTCGTGTACTGGGACCGTGTTCACCCTGACTTACTACCACCTGAACTGCGTGTTTACGCACTAATCATCAATTGAATCAAGGAGATACACCATGCAGACCTTCACAGGCTGGCAGTACCTGCTCATTGACGCAGCTAACAACTTTGGACTCGACAAAGAGCTGTTTGAGCCACGTATTGAGTGGGCTGAGAAGCATCTGCACGTCCTTGAGGACATTGCTGTGGATGCGGAGAACCACCCACGCTTCATGAAGTCGGTCATGGCCATTCGCAAGGCCCAGCAGGGCATTGCCACCGGTCATCTGGTCGGCTTCGACGCCTGCTGCTCGGGCATCCAGATCATGTCGGCCATCACCGGCTGCGAGGCGGGGGCACGGGCTACTGGCATGATCGACCCCAACCGTCGTGCCGACGCCTACAGCGACTGCACCGCCGAGATGAACACCATCTTGGGCGGTGGCCTCACCGTGCCACGCAAAGACGCCAAGGACGCGCTCATGACCGCCATGTATGGCAGTCGCAAGCAGCCCAAGAGCATCTTTGGCATCGACACCCCTGAGCTCGCTGCGTTCTACCAAGCGGTGCAGATCGTCTGCCCGGGGGCATGGGAGCTGTTGCAGGATCTGCTGGCGAGCTGGCAGCCGTTTGCCTTGAAACACAGCTGGAAGCTGCCGGATGGCTACGATGCAGTGGTCAAGGTGATGAAGAAGATCGAGAACGAGGCGCGCAATCGCATCGAAGTCGACGAGCTGGACGGCGCCACCTTCACCTACATCTGGTACGAGAACGAGGGCAGTGAGAAAGGCCTGAGCAACGTGGCCAACGTCATCCACTCGATCGACGCCTACGTGCTGCGCTGCCTGATTCGCCTGTGCAACTACGACCACAAACTGATCACTTATGTGAATTCCGTGGTGGAAGAAGAACTGCTCAGCCGAACCTTCCAAGGTGCAACACCGGTGGTCGAGCGTGATGAACGGCTGGATTACTACATCAGCCAATACACCCGCAGCCAGATGCCAGACATCACCATCGCCCAGCACCTGACCGAGTTCAACGTCGGCCAGTGCGAGACCAAGCACCTGCAACAGCTGCGCGTGATCATGGAGTCCATGCTGGCCTACAAACCCTTCGAGATCGTCTCGATCCACGATGAGTTCCAGTGCCACGCCAACAACATGAACCACCTGCGTCAGCAGTACATCAACGTGTTCGCCATGCTCGCCGACAGCGAGATTCTGGCTGACATCCTCGGCCAACTGCACGGCTGCACCGGTCGCTACCCCAAGCGCAGTGCCAATCTGGCGCAGAAGATCCGCGGCTCCAACTACATGCTCAGCTGATCACAGGCGCCGTCCCGGCGCTTGGCAGGTCGTGGTGCACCCTTCGGGGTGTGCCACATTTTTTTCAACAGCCAGAGCACAGTAGAAAGAGCCAGGCTGACAGACAGTCAAGAGGACAGACAGTCATGACTGAACGCTACTTCCTGTTCCGCGGTGATGAGGTGGTCTACCGCTGCTCCGAGAACGCCACTGGCTCACTGGGTGCCGGCGAGAGCCATGCCCATGGCCAAGACGGTGACGTGCTGGTCTGTACCCGGGACAACTGGATACGTGCCTGGCACTGGATCAAACCCGGTACGCCCATGGAAATGCCCTGGAAGGACATTCCCCCGGAAAAGCTCGACGCCAACAAGTACCGGTTGCTGCTGATGCTGCAAATTTAGAAGTCTGGAGAAGTTCTCCCAGAGTTCTCAAAACTTCTATACCGATAAGCTAACTTTCCAAAAATCCATTTTTCGGCGATACACCGCCGGTAACCTAACAGGTGATTTTCATGGCCCAGAGTAAGCTAACTGACGACCATAAATTGCACATCGGCGAGTGCTACAGCAGCGGTGCCTGGACCCAGGACCGCCTCGCCGAGCTGTATGACGTCAGCCGCAAGACCATCTACCGCGTGCTCAGTGACCTGGGTCTATTGCAGCCGCGGGAGGATGTGCTTTCGCCGGGCTCCGCCCGGATTGTTGAACTGGTCCGGTCCCTTGGACTGGATGAACACAGCCTGTATCAGGCGCTGAACCAGCCCGTCCTGAGCCGCGACAATATGGTCGCCGTGCTCGCCAAGATGGAGCTGGCCGACATTGAAGTGCTGTTCAACGACGTTGTGCAGCAAAAACACCTCGCCAATCACGGAACTATTCCCAATGAGTCCCAACTCGCCGCTAACCCCGACGCCTGAGCTACCACTGCGCGCCGAAAAGATGCCGCTGTACCCGTCCTATCCCTCGATCAGTGAAGCCATCCTGGCGATCGAGGCACAGGCCCCACTCACCACTCCCAACCAGGTCTTCGTGGCGCTGATGAGCTACCACAACACCCTGCTGGATCAGATCGAGCGTGAACATGCGTAAAACCAGTGTGCTGATCCTGTCCCTGTTGGTACTGGCCGGCTGCGAGCGCCGTGAGGAATACAGCGAACGTCGCGTGGCCATGGAGGTGATCAACGTCACCTTGAGCAGCAAGACCAACAGCACAGTCGACCTGCGTGAGCTGGCCTCCGGCCAGGTGCATCGCCGGCTGCGCTTGAGCTGCAACCGTGACAAGGCCAAGCGCGTGCGCATCGGCAGCCTGTGGGATGTCAGCGAGGTGACCTACCTCTATCCCGAAAGCAGACGCTTCACCACCCAGATCCTCGGCACTCCCGCCATCTGCGATAAGAGTCAATAACCATGGCCACTCACCGTGAAACCTTCCCCAAACTCCCCTGGAAACTGGTGCAGGGCGGAGTGACCACCACCAGCGTGGCCGATGCCCATGGCACCGTGATCGCTCGCACTTTCTGCGACCGCGCCACCAGCCACAAGACCTACAACGAACAGTGGGCACAGGCCGAGAACCTGGCCGACCTGTTCATGCAGGCCCCTGCTTTGCTCGATGCGCTGAAACTCTGCGTCGAGTCGCTGGATCAGCTATTGCCATACCTGGCCAAGACCCCGGCCGATGTTGGTTTACTCAATGAAGCCCTCTGCGCAGCACGTCCGCTGCTCACTCATTTTGAATAAAGGATTACTCCCATGACTCAGTTCCACAACTTCGCCAAAGCCATCCAGCAACGCTTCGAGCAACTGTCGCAGCACGAGCTGTTCGTCACCAACCAGGACAAGGACCGCTTGTACCAGGTCTACCTGGATGCGTTCCCAGCCGGCACCAACCCGATCTTCCGTGAGCGCACCGAGCACGACTGCTCCTGCTGCCGCCAGTTCCTGAAGAACCTGGCCAACGTGGTGGCCATTGTCGATGGCAAGGTCGAAACCCTGTGGGACTTCCACGTCGACTTCGAGTACCCGTATGACGTGGTGGCCAACGAACTGCGCGAGTTCACCCTGGATCACCCGATCAGTTCGCTGTTCCGTACCAAGGAACGCAAGTACGGCGCTGAGTCGAACATCGAGCAGCTCACCGATGGTTCGACCATCGAGTGGAAACACTTCCACGGCACCATCGCCGCCAAGCACTTCCATGCTGAACCCCAGCAGCCAGTCGGCGACTACAACACCAACGTCGCCATGCTGATCCGCCTGGCCACCGAATTGCAGGTCTCGGCCTTCGATGACGTGCTGGGCATGATCGAAGCCAACACCCTGTACAAGGGTCAAGAGTTCGAGCGCAGCGTGCGCAATGCCCGTGCCCTGGTGGTGGCCTACAACGCCGCAGACGACAAGTCGGTGTACGCCTGGGCCAACGCCTCGAACCCGGCCTGCCGCTTCCGCAACAGCGCCATTGGCACTCTGGTGACTGAGCTGAGCGACGGCATGGACCTGGAAACCGCGGTGGGTCGTTACGAGAAGATGGTCGCCCCGACCAACTACAAACGCCCGACTGCCCTGATCACCCCACGCATGATCGAAGACGCGCTCAAGACCGTCGACGAGCTGGGCCTGCGTGATTCGCTGGACCGCCGCTTTGCTGTGCTGAGCGACGTCTCGGTAAACAACGTGATCTGGGTCGACAACAGCGTGGCCAGCAAAATGAAAGACGGCCTGGCCACAGCGCTGCTGGACGCCGCGGTGGTGGACAACGGCTATGACCCGAAAAAGGTCGAGCTGATCACCATCCACGACTTCATGGCGCATGTGGTGCCGAACGTCTCCAGCATCAAGGCGCTGGTGCGCAACGTGCAACAGGGCAACCTGATGTCGCTGACCACCGCAGCCCACCCGGGCGACGACGCGCTGCTGTTCAAGTGGAACAACGACTTCGCCTGGAGCTACAACGGCAACCTGACCGACTCGATCAAAGAGAAGGTCAAGCGCGCCGGCGGCAACACCAGCGATGACGTCAAGCTGCGCATCAGCCTCGGCTGGTTCAACAGCGATGACCTGGACATCCACGTCTACGAGCCAAACGGCACGCACATCTACTTCGGCAACAAGGCCGGCAAGCAGGACGTGGACATGAACGCCGGCTACCACAACAACGCGGTCGACCCGGTGGAGAACGTCAGCTACGTGGCACCGCAAGATGGTGTGTACCGCATCGCGGTGAATCAGTTCAGCCGCCGCAGTTCCAACAACCCGGGCTTTGTCCTGGAGCTGGAATGCAACGGTGCGCTGCAACAGTTCAGCTACGCCAAACCAGTGAAAGACACTGTGGTCTGCGGCACGATCGAGTACCGCAATGGCCAGCTGGTCAACGTCAACTTCACCGGTGATCTGGTCGGCGGCAGCGCCAGCCAGGACGTCTGGGGCTTGAAGACCGAGACCTTCGTCAAGGTCAATAGCCTGATGTTCAGCCCGAATCACTGGGACGGCCAGAGCATCGGCAACAAGCACTGGTTCTTCATGTTGGACGGGGCGCACAACGACCAGCCAACCCGTGGCATCTACAACGAGTACCTGAAAGCCGACCTGGATAAGCACCGCAAGGTGTTTGAAGTCCTGGGTGACAAGACCAAGTGCCCACCGACCGCTGACCAGCTCAGTGGCCTGGGTTTCAGTTCCACCAAGGGCGACAGCCTGATCGTGCAGGTGGCCGGTGCCAAGCTGCGCAAAACCTACCAAATCAATTTCTGAGGTGAACCATGTCTGAAGTGAACATCTACAAAGAAGCATCCCGCCAGGGCCTGCGTTTCCCGTCCATCAAGGGCACCCTGACCACCGAACAACTGTGGGACATGACCCTGACCAGCCGTACCGGTTTCGACCTGGATACGGTGGCCAAGACGGTCAACGCGGCCTTGAAGGAAGAGGCCGAAGAGTCGTTCGTGGAGAAATCCACCAACCCGCGCAAAGTCCAGCTGCAACTGATGCTCGACATCCTCAAGGATGTGATCGAGACCAAGCAGGACTTGGCCAAGGCTGCGGCCAAGCAGAAAGCTAACGCGACCGAGAAGGCCCGCCTGCTCGAAGTGTTGCACGGCAAGAAAGACCAGGAACTTCAGGCGCTCACCCCGGCTGAAATCCAAGCGCGCATCGACGCCATCGATGCTGAGTAACAGCTGATTGACTGGTGGACCTTCCCTGAGGGTCCATCAGAGTCAATCCACTGCCCTACCTGAGGCATTCACCATGAGTACCAGCTCGATCAAGCAAATTGGACGCATCCTCGACATCCATCAAGCCAGTGAAGGCAGCATTCGCCCGCACTTCACGCTGACTGGACCGTCTGGTTCCGGCAAGTCCCACAACATTGCGCTGCTCTGTGAGATGAAGGACATCCCTGTCATCGAGATCAACGCTGCTCAGCTGACCAAAGAAGGCACCAGTGGCAACTCACTGTCCAAAGCCTTGACTCCACTGCTGCAACACGGCGGTGCACCGGTGGTGATCTTCGTCGACGAGTTCGACAAGCTGTTCATCAGCGGTAATACCAACTCTGAGCTGGCTCATGAGACCACCAATGGTGTTCAGAATGAGTTCCTCAAGGTTCTGGAGAGCAATACCGCCTCTGTGTTCCACGAGTTCGGCAAATACGTCAACGTGCCGGTCGGTAAGGCGCTGTTCATCTTCGCTGGTGCCTTCAATGGTGAAGAGAACATCGACATCGACCGCTTGAGAGCCTTTGGCATCAAGACTGAGTTCCTTGGCCGGGTTGGACTGACCTTCGCCATGGAGAAAGTCACGTTGGAGCAGCTCAAAGAGATCCTCGAGCAGTCTCCACTCCTGGCTGACTACCTCAAGCTGTGTCCTGAGGTGGATAGAAGCGCCGTCACCGGCGCTGTTATGGAAGTGGTGACCGAGTCATATGAGAAGAACACCCTTGGTGTGCGACTCATCAATACTCTGCTGCACCAGTACTTCATCAATGGCACGCTCACCAAGGCTGATGCCAAGAAGAGCAGCTTTCAAAAGACATTGAGCATGCCCCAAGCATAACTCAGCGTCCTTCAACCATCCTTTAGTGTAACTGTGAGGCTCAATCATGAGTGCAAACCCCAATGGCCTGGTGGTCAAGATCCAACAAGCCCGTAGCATGATCGAACTGGCCATCCGTGCCGGTTTGGTGCCCATGCTCCACGGCAGTCCTGCCATCGGTAAGTCGTCGATCATCAAAGCGATCGCCAAGGCCTACAACCTCAAGCTGATCGACCTGCGCCTCAGCCAGTGTGACCCGACCGACCTGATGGGTTTCCCGAAGATCGACCCAGTCACCAACCGTGCCGGCTACGTGCCGATGGACACCTTCCCGCTGCGCGGTGATGAGCTACCCTTCCACGAAGACGGCTCCGGCAAGCGCTATGACGGCTGGTTGCTGTTCCTCGACGAGATGGGCAGTGCCAACAAGGCGGTGCAGGCAGCCTCCTACAAGGTGGTCCTGGACCGCATGGTGGGCAACTTCCACCTGCACGACTCGGTAGCCATCTGTGCCGCGGGCAACCTCGACACCGACAACGCCATCACCGAGGAAATGTCCACCGCGCTGCAAAGCCGCCTGGTGCACCTGCACCTGGTGCTGGACGTCAAGCAATGGCTGGACTGGGCGTTTGCCGAAGGCATCGACCACCGCATCACCTCGTACATTCAGTACAAGCCGGATGCGCTGTTCACCTTCAAGCCGGACCACACCGACCGCACCTACGCTGCACCGCGGACCTGGGAGTTCATGGACCGGCTGATCAAGACCGATGGTGGCCTGATCAAGAAGGACCAGATGCCGCTGTACGCCGGGACCATCTCCCAAGGCGTGGCCAGTGAGTTCGTGATTTTCACCGACGTCTACGCCAGCCTGCTCACGGTGCCGCAGATCATCGCCCGCCCGGACACCATCAATGTGCCCGACGAGCCGTCGATCCTGTATGCGCTGACCGGCACCATCAGCTCGCACATGAACGAGCAGAACGCCGAAGCCCTGCTGGTGTTCCTCAAACGCATGCCGGTTGAGTTCCAGATCGTCGGCCTGAAAGAGGTGGTGCGCCGTAACAAACCAGCGCTGCAATACCCTGCTGTGCAGAAGTGGGTCGCCACCTCTGCCATCGAGCTGTTCTGATGGCTTTCGTCGACGGTTACCACACCCTCGAACAGATCAGCTGGCCAGTCCCGGTGCGCCTCGAGGTGCGCCGTTGGCACGCTGATGCCACGGTCACCCAACTGTGCTTCAACTGTGGCTGGCAACGGCCAAGCCAGGCAGTAAAGATCCTCGAAACGCAGATACACCAGACACTCGAGGCGTTCAAGGTGAGCCCGGCTTATGCCGAGTTCAAACAGTTCCACGGCAATGTGTGTCTCTACACGGCCAATGCTGAAAAGCTGCAACCCACCGACGACTTCATCGCGCAATGCCGTGTGGTGGTCGACGCTGAGTACCCCGACTGGACCGAAGTTAACGAGTGGCGTTATGGCTCGAACGACGACGGCTGGACCGTGCTATTGAAGCGCAAGGAGTCCACCTGATGGACAGCTTTACTGGCGTGCTGATCTGCATTGCGCTGATCTTCATGGCTGGCTTCGCCGCCGGCCGCTTTCTCCCCATGGGCGATGTCGCCCAGGACATCAACAACAAGGGTGAAGTGGTGATCCGCTCCACCGTCTACCAGTGTCAACCGTCGGCCAGCATCATCAATGGCCGGCGAGTGCCTCTCCAACTCAACTAAAACGGAAAACAACATGAAAAAGATCCTGATCATTGGTGCGGGTTTTTTGGCCCTGGCATCCTCGATGGCCTTCGCGGCGCCGGCTACCTCGCTGAAATTCTGTGCCGGCCTGTCGGGCGGCTTCTACGACAAGCTGGCGAGCGAGATTGGCCGGACTGTTACACAGAACAGCGGGGTGCCAGTCGAAGTCCTCGAGACTGGTGGCTCCGTCATGAATGCCGAGAAAATGCAGGACAAGTCCTGCGACATCGCCATCATGCAGGCCGACGTGGCCATGAATCTCGGGCTGCGGGACGCCGAGTTCACCGATGCGCACACCGAAACCGTGTTCTGGCTGCACGGCGCCAAGGGCGTCGACGACTTCGGCAAGATGGAAGACGACTCGAACGCCAAGCGCTTCGCCGTTGCCACCGTGCGTGGTAGCGGGGCCGCGGTCACCGTCAACAACTGGGTGAAGACCGACAAGGACTACGAAGGTGTGCGCATCGTCGAGATGGAAGACTGGGCCGAGGTGGCGAAAGCCGTGAGCCAGGGCTATGTCGTTCGTTCCGGTGAGCGCTTCGAGATCGCCGGCACCCTGTACATCGGTCGTTCCGTGTCCACCGACATCAGCGAAGACTTCGCCAAGACCATCCTGGTCGGCGAGGTCAACGATGATTCGTTCGCCGGGGCCAAAGACGCCAACGCCAACCCGCTGTACAGCCACTGCTCCGTGGTCAAGGCTCAGCGTTCTGGTTTGGGGACGTCGACCATCACCGACCCGGACACCTACTGCCTGACCGCGCAGATCGTCTTCAACAACGAAGCGGTCGCCGGTATGGCCAAGGACGATGCCAAGAAAGTGCGCAAGGCCGTGGCCAAGGGCATCAACAGCACCGTCAAGCTGGTTCGTCAGTAACAGCTGAAATCACCCCGTGACTGGGGTGATTTTGGGGATGGTTCATGGCACTTCACCTGTGCGTTTGGCCAACTGCGTCACAGCTGTGAACCATCCACCACAATCACCTTATTCATTGCGCCTATTAGAGGTCGTTCCCATGGCTACTCCCCGTTCTATTTCCGCCACCCTGTACCGTGGCCGCAGCAAAGAGAAAGTCTGGACCCGTTACTATAATTGGATGGACACCGCCATGCCGCGGGCAGTGGCCTTGGCCATCCAGACCGGCGTCGACGGTGACGTAGTGGAATTTGCCAGCACCGAGCTGGGTTTCCAGATCGGCGTGCTGCATGTGCGCTCCAAAAACCGTGTCGAGCTGGAGTATTCTCCCCTGGTGCGCAGCAGCCCGGCGCTGTTACGCCTGATTTAAGGACTGTCCCATGGACCTGCAAGACCTGGCTTACCTGCAAGCCGAGCTGGCCCAAGCCCAGCAGCAGGGCACCAAAATGTTGTTGGTCCGAACCACGGAACTGCAATCACTGATCAGCTCGGTCAAAGAGCTGATGAAACTGCCCAAACAACCCGTGAAGATCCTCGGCTACGCCCGCAGTGGCGAAGTGCAGATGTTCAAACACGCCAAACTGATGACCATGCGCGTGCGTCGGCTGCCCAATGAGTGGACCGACCAGGCCGTTTATGTTGATCCACGAGGGATCACTTATGAACCAGAAAGCCCAGTACTACCTGTCCAGTGAAGCCCTCCCCGAGAAGGAAGTGACTGAGCAGGAATTCATCAAAGCCGAGCGTGCCGCCGGCTTCCGTTCCAAATTCGGTCCTGACCATGTTGCCACCGGCGGTTTCACCGGCGCGGGCATGCACGGCCGGGTAGTCTACGTCGATCCCGACGTGCCTGAACCCGTGCTGGAGGCTGGTGAAGAAGACCAGCGCCGCAGTGACCACATCTTCTACACCCGCCAGTTGCTGGCGCGGGCGGCCAAGGTGATGGAAGTTGAGCCGGAGTCCATCTCCTGGTTTGACGTGGTCGGCTGGATGGAAGAACACCACGGTGTGAAATGAAAACCCATGTCCGCTGCCGTGGCTGTGGTCGTCGCAAGTACCTGCCCAAAGCCCCCGGTGAATACCTGGTCCAGCCCGAGTGCGCCACCTGTGGTGAGCGCAACTGGCGAGTGGACGCCTGGAAAAATCACCCGGCCAACAAGCACGTCTGCGAAGGCACCTGCCGTCACTACCCGCACCGCCGTGGCAGCCTGAAGTGTTACTACAACGCCGACGGCACCGACAAACCCACCGAGCAGTTGTACCAGGAGCTGTATGGCGAACTCGACGAGCAACAGTCCGGGTCCCCCGGAATGTATTGAGCAGGCCAGTGCCACCAAGTACAACGCCTGCCGCATTTATGGCCGGATCACTGCCTTCGGCGTGACCTATATCTACATCAAGGACCTGGACGTGCTGATCCGACAGGACCTCTACCCCGCCTTCAAACTGCTGCGCAAGCAGGGAGCCCTCGATGCCTTTAAACAACCCGATTGACGACCTACTGCCGGAGATCGCCGCCACGGTGGAACGCTGGAAAGCGCAGAACACCCCGGTGAAACTCCAGGCCGACATCTTCCGCCGGCTGGACAAGGAGCGGGACGTGATCCTGCTCAAGCTGCTGGGCTTCGACGCCAGCTATGGCGGCTGGAACCTGGACCACTGCAATGGCCGCGCCGGGGAATCCACGGCAGGGCTGTTCCTCAAACAGGTGCAAGGCGAAGCCATCAAAGACTGGCTGACCCGCACCGTGATGCCAACCCTGACCGATGAACGCCGCGAGTCGATCATGAAAGGCATGGCCCAGCACTACGAATCCCTGTTCCGTGAAGGCCTGAAGAAGGCCATCGCCGACAAGGCCAAGGCTGACATCGCCGCCGTAATGGACGAGATCGCCAAGTGCAACAACATCGACAAGTACCTGAAAGTGTTGGGCCTGATCGGCGCCGACCAGGAGTAAACCATGGGCGATCGTTGCTATGTGGAACTCACCGTGCTCACCGAGCAACTGCCGCAGGTAATGCACATAACCAAGGTCGAAGACTATGCCCCCTGTGAAACCAGGGAAGAAGACGATGCCACGGTGCTGTGCTTCGAGGAAGTCAACTACGGCACCATCCCCTGGCTGGGCCAGCTGACCGACCTGGGCATTGCCTGGGACAGTCGCTGGCACGGCGGTGATGAGTACGGTCCTGGACGTAAACAAACCCGTTTTGCACCGGACGGTACAGTACAAGAGTTGGAGTACTGCGACACTGAAGAAGGCGTGATCGACACCAGCAAATTGCTGGAGTTCATGAATACCCTCGGCGTCACAGTGGACAGTATCCGTAACTACATTCTTGATCATGTCCGCTCATTTGACCCCCTGCCATGGGAGGGTCAGATAGAGTTCGGCAAACGTCACCTGGCCCTCAAATTAATAGGTGGAACATGAGCACCATTCCCGACGACATCCTGGCGAAAGCCAAGAAGGCCCTGGACAAAGCCAAGATCGAACTGATCAGCAGCACCAACAGTGCCTTCATCTCCACCGTGTGCTTCAGCATGAAGTGCCTGTGGCGTGACGACATCCCGACCGCCATGACCAATGGCCGGGCGATCTGGTTCAACCCCTTCGCCTACCTCAAGCTCACCCCCGGCCAGCAACTCAGCCGCCTGCTGCACGAGACCTGGCACCCGGCACTGTTGCACCTGGACCGGGTCGGTGACCGTGATCCACACAAGTGGAACGCGGCCTGTGACTACTTCATCAACCTGATGCTCACCGACGCCGGTTACGAGAAGATCGAGACCTGGCTGTGGGACCCGCAGTACCGCGGCATGTCGGCCGATGAGATCTACAAACTGCTGCCGTCACCCCCGGAAGGCTGGCCGGACTCTGATGAGAACGACCTCGAGCCACCGCAAGACGAACCGGAACGGGTCGAGCTGCAATTCCACCTGGACCAGGTGCTGATCCGCGCCGCGGTGCAGTCGAAGATGGCCGGTGACGCTCCTGGGACCATCCCGGGCTCGGTGCAGACCTACCTGGACAAGCTGCTCAACCCGATCCTGCCGTGGAACCGCATCTTGCTCAAGCACATGCACGGCTTGAACAAGAACGACTACAGCTGGAAAAAGCCCAACCGGCGGTTCTTCCCAGAGCACCACCTGCCGAGCTTGCACAGTGACTCACTGGACGAGATCGCTACGTTCGTCGACATCTCGGGTTCGGTCAGTGACCAGGACTTCACGCAGACCGTCAGCGAAACCCACGCGATCATCCGCCAGTTCCGCCCTCGGCTGATTCACTTTGGCCAGTTCGACACGCGCATCGTCTCGATGACCAAGATCAAGACCGTCAAGGAGCTGCTCGACACTCCGTTCCACGGGCGTGGCGGCACCATCATCCGGCCGGTGATCGAGTGGATCAAAGAGAACAAGCCGAAGCTGACCCTGATCTTCAGTGATGGCGGTTTCCGCCACCATGACGAAGACCCAGGCACGCCGATCATCTGGCTGATCCACAACAACCCCACCTGGACCGCGCCCTACGGCAAGGTCATTCACTACGACATGTAGGAAGCGAAACCATGAGCTTTGACCCCAACATCGTTCTGTCGGAAGACCAGCAAAAAGCCTTCGAGGACTTTGTTGGTTTCATGCTTGACCCGCACCAGTATGTGTTCGTGCTGTCCGGATACTCCGGCACCGGCAAGAGCACCCTGGTGCATTACCTGATCGAGAAGCTGGGCCAGATTTTCAAAACGGCCAAGCTGATCGATCCGAATGCCCGTGACTGGGACGTGCAGCTCACTGCCACCACCAACCAGGCGGCCGATGCCCTGGCCTACCTCAGTGGCATGGACGTGCGCACCATTCACAGCTTCTTGGGTCTGCGGGTCGAGACCAATTACCGCACCCAGGAAACCACGCTGATCCCCCGTGATCGCAACGACATCAAGGAGGGCTACCTGCTCTTCGTCGATGAAGCCAGCAAGTGCGACACCTTGCTGCTGGGGATGATTTTCCAGCTGACCAACAAGTGCAAGATCGTGCTGATGGGCGACAAGGCCCAGCTGTTGCAAGTCAAGTCGGCCACCGCCCCAGCCTTTGAGGCAGGCTTCCCCGGTGCGCACCTGTCCAAGGTCATGCGTCAGGCCGAAGGCAGCCCGATCATGGCCATGGCCACTTCGTTCCGCAACACGGTCGAGACCGGCGTCTGGGAGCAGTTCGTGCCGGACGGTCACCATGTGCAGTGGCTGAGCCGCGAGCACTTCGAGGACCAGATCCGCGCCGAGTTCACCCGGCCGGACTGGAGCTGCCGTGACTCCAAGGTGCTGGCCTGGACCAACAAGACGGTGATCGCCTACAACCAGGCGATTCGTGACCTGGTGCACGGTGATCCGGAACTGAAGGTCGACGACTTCGCCGTGTGCAACAAGTACATGAAGTCCGGGGCGTTCAGCATTCCCACCGACAAGATCGTGTTGATCAGCGACATCGGCCCGGACATCGAGCAGCACGGGGTGATCGGCAACATGATCGAGGTCGAGCACCGCGCCAGCTTCTTCATGCCCAAGCGTCTGGAGGACCGCAAGGCCCTGCTGAAGTACGCGCAAGACCATGAGCAGTTCGACCTGGTGGCGCACATCGAGACCTTCTGGATCGACCTGCGCGCAGCCTTCGCCTGCACCATCGACAAATCCCAGGGCTCGACCTACGACACGGTGTTCATCGACCTAGATGACCTGCGCCGTTGCACCAACGGCAACACCCTGGCCCGCCTGATGTACGTCGGCACCAGCCGCGCCCGTCACTTCGTCAAATTCACCGGAGATCTCGCATGACCGAAGGCCATCCAGACATTCCGCCCATTTGCCCGTACTGCTCAAACCAGTCCGTGCAAGTGGGTGGGCTGAAGCTGTACCCGCACCGTGAAGACCTGGCCAGCAAGACCTTCTACCTGTGCGAGCCGTGCGATGCGTTTGTTGGCACGCACAAGGGCACCAACAAGCCCTTGGGCACCCTGGCCAACAAACCGCTACGGGAAATCCGTAAACTCGCCCACGCCACCTTCGATCCCCTGTGGAAAGACGGCCAGTATGGGCGCGGCGAGGCTTACAGACGCCTGGCCAAGGCCATGGGAATTACCCGGGAAGATTGCCACATTGCCATGTTCTCTATTGAACAGTGCAAGTCGGTGATTCAAGTGGTTAATTCCAATGAAATTCACCGTTTAATTTAGTTGGAGCGCCCATGGACAGTCAGCATGACCCCAGAACTAAGCAACAACTGAAGGATATGCTGTACCACTACCTGTATGACCCGGTAGAGCGGCGCTTCAAAGAGCGACTGGACAGTATTATCCGCGCCAATTCCATTGCTGTGCACTCAGGCTATGACTGTTTCAGTTACAAGAGCAAAGTGTACATGATGGACGAGCGTTACTTGCCACCTAGACAGCCACCCCGGCTGGATAAGTCGCTAGTACCAACCATGGACCTATACTTGGCCGAATTGGCTGAGGTCAACGACAAGGAAATGCCCTTTGTACTGGGGTTCATTACCCAAGTCCTGAACTCAAGCGACAACTTGCACGACTATATCCGGGCACTACCGCCTTCAGTGCATAAACCACTGAAGGATATTATTGCTCAGTGTGGTTGTAAGACCGCTTCACTGTCTGAACTGGAGTTGCAGAACTTGTTAATCCGCAACACCGCGTCTATTAACCTGATGAAACAGCGCATGGTCCTGAACTTGTTGCTGTAAGGAGCTTTAATGCGGCATATCATCTTTCAAGAGGCGGACACTTACCCAGTCGCCGTGCTGACTAAGACTTCCAGCTTCAACAAGATGGAGTTGCAGCGCAACTATGTGCAGCCCCTGGTGCAGTTAGGCTTGAGTGTGCCAGACATGATCGGCTTCAACCTCAAGTACGACGACGCCGGCAAGGCACCGGTGGGCTTCATCAAGAAGTACCTCACCGAGCAACTGCTGCCGGCGCTGGACGGGATCAAAACCCAGTTCCTCTACGTCTGCGACAGTGCCTATTTCAAGGTGCTGGCCGGGGTCACCAAGTCCGAACCGCACTATGGCTACTGCCTGCCGGTGAAGCTCAAGGGCTACGAGCACATGCAGGTGGTATTGGGCCTGAACTACCAGGCGCTGATCTACAACCCGGACCTGCAAGGCAAGCTCGACATGAGCCTGTCCTGCCTGGCCCGGACGATTCAAGGCACGCACACCGCGCTCGGCGCCGGGATCATCCATTCGGCGTCCTACCCTGAGAGCCTGTCAGACATCGCCAAGGCCCTCGAGTCGCTGCACCAGTACCCTGAACTGGTGTGCGACCTGGAAGCCTTCAGCCTGCGCTTCAACGAGGCTGGTATCGGCTCGATAGGCTTCGCCTGGGATCAGCACAATGGGCTGGCCTTCGCCTGTGATTACCGCCCCAACGGGGTGGAAAACACCGAGGGGGCGAAGAACTTCGACTACGGCTTCCAGCACCTGAATAAGGAGGTGCGCGCCCTGCTGCTGAAGTTCTTCGAGACCTACGAAGGCACCCTGACCTTCCACAACGCCACCTTCGACATCAAGCTGCTGATCTACGGCCTGTGGATGAAGCATGCCTTGGACATGGAAGGACTGCTCACTGGCTTGCACCGCATGTGCCGCAGCTTCCACGACACCAAGATCATTGCCTACCTGGCCACCAACTCGACCGCTGGCAACGTGCTGGGCCTCAAGGCCCTGGCGCATGAGTTCGCCGGCAACTGGGCGGTGGAGGACATTAAGGACATCCGCAAGATCCCGTTGCCGCAGCTGTTGCAGTACAACCTGGTGGACTGCCTCTCGACCTGGTACGTGAAAAACAAGTACTACCCGATCATGGTCGACGACCGTCAGGAAGAGCTGTATTTCAGCCTGATGTTGCCGAGCCAGAAGCTGATCACCCAGATCGAGCTGACCGGCATGCCGATGGACGCTTCCGTCATCCAGCGCGTCAAGGACGAGCTGACCAAGGAAGCGGGCAAGCACTTCGACATCGTGATGAACCACCCGCTGATCGCCCAGCTCAACCTCATCGTGCAAACCAAGGCGATGAACGATGCCAATGCCAAGCTGAAGACCAAACAGCACCCGCTGTCAGTGTTCAACACCCCGGGCACCCCGCATTACAAGAGCTTCAACCCGGGCAGTGGCAAACAGCTCCAGGTCCTGCTGTACGACCTGATGGGCCTGCCGATCATCGACACCACCGACAAGGGGGCGCCGGCAACGGGTGGGGAAACCCTGGACAAGCTGATCAACCACAGCAACGACCCGGGGGTGAAGCTGGTCCTGGGTTCGCTGATCACCTTCGGCAAAATCCAGAAGATCCTCTCGGCGTTTATCCCGGCGTTCGAGCGGGCCTTGGCCAAAGCCGATGGCATGGTCTACCTGCACGGGTCGTTCAACTTGGGCGGCACGGTCTCCGGCCGCCTGAGTTCCAGCGACCCGAACATGCAGAACATCCCGGCCAACTCGACCTACGCCAAGCTGATCAAGATGTGCTTCATGGCGGCCATGGGCTGGCTGTTCGTCGGTGCCGACTTCGCGTCACTGGAAGACCGCATCAACGCCCTGCTGACCAAGGACCCGGCAAAACTCAAGGTGTACACCGACGGCTACGACGGTCACGCACTGCGGGCGTTTGCCTACTTCGGTGACGACATGCCGGGCATCGTGGAAACCGTCGAGTCGATCAACTCCATTGCGGAGAAGAGCTCGCCGTTTTACTACCTGCGCCAGGACAGCAAGTCACCGACCTTTGCCCTGACCTATCAAGGCACCTACCGCACCCTGATGACCAACCTCGGCTGGTCAAAAGAGAAGGCCATGAAGGTCGAAGCCAACTACATGAAGCTGTATGCCGTGTCCATGCAGTGGGTGAAGGACAAGATCGCGCAAGCGGCGAAGGACGGTTACGCGGAAGCGGCATTTGGCCTGCGCATCCGCACCCCGCTGCTGAAACAGACCTACCTGGGCATGGGCAAGGCCACGCCATCGGCAGCCGAAGCCGAAGGCCGCACCTTGGGCAACGCCATCTCTGGGCAGTCCTACGGGCTGCTCAACAACCGTGCTGCCGTGGCCTTCATGGAACTGGTGTGGGCGCATGAGGAATACCGTTACCTGATCAAACCAGTGGCGCTGATTCACGACGCCATTTACCTGGTGATCAAGGACGACCCGGCCATCGTCGAGTGGGTGAACATCCACTTGCCGAAGGAAATGAGCTGGCAACAGCTGCCGGAGATCCAGCACGACCAGGTGAAGTTGGGCGCCGAGCTCGACATCTACTGGCCGGACTGGGCCAACCCCATGACCCTGCCGAACAACGCGACCCAAGCGCAGATCATCGAGCTGTGCGGGAAGCATCACGCCAAACTGGAAGAGAAGAAGAAAGCCGCATGAAAAAGTCCTTCACGGTCAGGTCGGAGCAGTCCGGTCGGGTGGTCCGCATCAAAGTCTGCAAGATCTGGCGCGATTACATCGACACGGTAAACCAGTTCGATGACCTGACCCTGGAGGAACGGGCCAAGATCATCGCCGATACCTTGATCCACGATCCTGACCATTGGAAAACCTGGTTTCAGGAACACATTGCACATGACTGGGCCTACATCCTGACCATCGGCAAGGTGGTCAAGGAAGCAAAGTCCAAGCGCGTGCGTCAAATCATCCGTTACTGGGAATTGTCATGAGTACATCCGCCAGCGTTCGCGTCACCCTGCAAGTGGAAGTTTCCGTCGGCAGCTGGGGTGATACGGCATCGTTTGCCACCTTGCGTGACCAAGCGATCCGTGAAGCCACCAACCTGCTGCGGGACCATTTGGCCAAGCGTTCGGATTGCCGCATCGTCGGCGATCCAGTGGCCATGCACGTTGTCTTGAAAGGAGACGTGCAATGACTCTGTTGACCAAAAACCAGGTGGTCTCCACCCCCTATGGCCTGGGCAAGGTCGTTGGTTTCGAGCGCTTCGACGGTTCCACCGGACGCAGCATCGAGCTGGCTGAGCAAGACACCCCCGGCAGTAACAGCCGGGTGGTGGTGCAGCTGGACGTGCCGTCCATGTGGTCGCTGCACGAACACGGCAACCCGTACTTCGCCCGTCACCGGGTACAACCTGTGGAGTAAACCATGGACCAGCACACCTTCCGGCAGCTGTACGAGCTCCAGTGGTCGACACCGAAGATCAAGTTCGGCCACACCGCTGCCCAGCTGGTCACGGCGCCGAAAGGTGCGGTGTACATCTGGGTCCAGGCCTATGACCGCTATGTGAAAGACCTGGCCAGGGTGCTGGATCGCCGAGACCTGATCATTGCCCCACCTACATACCTGCGCTTTGGCCAGCGGGGTGGGGCGGTGATCATTCTCGACCATGCAGTGCGCCTCAGTGCCGAACAGTTCATGAATTACCAGCACATGATGGAAAGCCCTCGGGAGATCTATGCACCTCAACCCCCTCAAAGAGAAATATCACCCCCTGTACTGGGATTTCGCCTATTCAGCGGAAAGCCAGACGACGGCGCAACGGGAAAAGGTGGGCTGCGTCATCGTTACTCGCCATGGTTTGATTATCCCTGGCTGGAACGGGACGCCCCCGGGCCACCACACGAACTGCTGCGAGACGACCTGGATCGAGAGCGAGCAGAGATTCAAAACGGATCGCTGCGTCCTGCACGCGGAGAACAACGCGATCGGCAAAGCGACCCGAGCGGGTGTTTCCCTCGAGGGCGCCCATTTATTTAGCACGGTGTCACCGTGTGATCCGTGCTCGCGGCAGATCATCCCTTCGGGGATTGCTGTGGTGCATTTCGATCGGCCGCATGACGACCTGACCGGAATAGAAACCCTGATGGCGGCCGGCATTGCCGTGACCAGCCGAACCTTCAACCTACACACCCTGATGGAGCTTCGCCAATGCCCCTCGTAATCCAACCTGACTTCAGTGCCCTGAACGTGGCCAAGCTGTTGATCCTGCGCACCTACTGGCGCTGGAACGACAGTCCCCTGGCCGATGCCGAACACACCCAGACCGAAGTGAACGCCTACTGGGACGAGCTGTACGACGACCTGCAAGACGCTCGCTACGACACCCGTCACCAGGGCACCCGGGTCAGCTCGGCGGACGTGCCGGAGCGCATCCACTTCAGCTGGTCACGCAACTACGAAGTGGACACCCATGTGATCCACCTCGATGACAAGCGCGGCCTGGCCTTCAACTACGTCACCGGCGGCGGCAAGCACGGCGATCCGGATAGCTACCCTTGGTGGCAGGAAGCCTGGTTTGTCACCTGCACCGGCTCTGAAACCGTGTCGGTGACTACCTACTCCTACAAGGACATTCCGGATGAGCCAGCTAAACCTGAGTGAACCGACCCGCTTTGAGGCCTTCAAGGCGCATGCCCACTCCAACATGGAGGCCTACAACAAAGAGCTGCACGGCGACGGGACTTGGTCCTACGTCGAGCAGGTCAAGCAGTTGGAAAGCCTGGCCAACAACATGAACGGGCGCATGCTGATCTACCTGTTCGGCGAGCACATCGGCAGTCACCTGGGCGAGAAGTTCCACGGTGAATGTCGGGGCAACCTGTTGTATTTCTTGCGCCAACTCACCAGTGAGTACCGCTTTTTCATCCTCTACGAGCTGAAGAACAACAAAGTGTTGTTTGCTCACTGCTAAAGGAAACCACGTATGGAAGACACCCTCGAAGTAGTGGTGATTGACGGCCGTGTGCGCTGTATCTACCTCAATGACTACCGCATTGTGGGCAGTAAGCCATACGTGTCTGAGCAGCAGACCGTCACCAAATTCACCGTTCCCAATGGCGCGATCCGTGCCCAACTGAAACGTAAATCACGAGTGAAAACCCCATGAGCACACGTCACTTTGACCTTCCCCTGGCCCGTGACTACGTGCGGCATTGGGGACTCACCGAAGCCATCCGTGAAATCGTGCAGAACGCTATCGACAGCGACTCGCCGTTCGAGTACGCCTTCATGGGTGACTGCCTGAGCATCACCAGCCGCTACACCACGCTGGACGCCAAGACCCTGATCCTCGGCTCGACCTCCAAGGCCGACGACAAGGACAAGATCGGCAGCTTCGGCGAAGGCTACAAGCTGGCCTTGTTGGTGCTGCTGCGCCTGGGCTACAACGTGCAGGTGCTCAACGGCGACAAACTGTGGACCCCGTCGTTCGTGCACAGCGAGCTGTACGACAGCGAGATCCTGCGCATCACCGAAACCCCGGTAGGTGGCAACCAGGGCCTGAGCTTTCTGGTTCAAGGCATTGGCAACGAAGACGCCAACCGTATCCGCAACACCTGCCTGTTCATGCAACCGCCGATGACCGATGTCATTGGCACCAAGTACGGGCACATCCTGCCGTCTCGACCCGGTTTCCTGTACGTCGGCGGGCTGATGGTCACCACCACCGACCTGGACTACGGCTACGACATCCTGCCCCAGCACATCAAGCTGGAACGCGACCGTCAAACCGTGGCCGACTGGGACCTGATGTGGCTGATCAAGAACATGTGGCTGGACACTCAGCGCTGGGCTGACGTCGCCGACCTGATGGAACGCCAGGTCCCGGACGTGAAGTCCATTCAGTACGACTGCCCGGAGATTCTCAAGGAAGTCTGCTACCGCAAGTTCAAGGAGGCCAACCCCGGCGCCATTGCCGTCGGCAGCCAGAAAGAGCTGGAAGCGGTGGTCGCCAAAGGCATGGTCAAGACCGTGATCATCGGCGGCAGTTACCACGCCGCGGTCACCAGCTACCAAGGCCACCGCGACACCTACACCCGACACATGAAGGTGCAGACACCGGCGGAGATCCTCGCCGAGTGGCTGGAGAAAAACCAACGGGAGATGCGTTTACCCATTCGCATCGCCTTCAAACAGCTGCTGGCGCTCGCCAGCAAGTGGAAAGCCTAAACCAGGAGAACTGACATGGGCGGATGCACTTTCTGTATCTCAGCACAAGGCGGGTCGGCCAAAGAAGCCTTCAGTATTGCTGTGGAACAAGCCAATGACGAACACGGCCGTGGTGGTTACACCGGCACTATCGCGGAGAAGAACGAGTTCGTGATGATCCCCGTGCCGGCCGACCGCACCGGTGACGTGTGGGGGTATGCCCAGGAACTGATCGACGAAGGTGACCCACGCATCGACGACAAGTGGGGTCCAGCCGGTTGTATCGATCAAGGCCAGGGCAACTTTGTCTTCTTCGGCTGGGCCAGTTCGTGAGCTGCGCCCGCATCGAGCACGGCTACATCTGCAACATGGGCCGAAGCTACCGTCTGCCTCTGGCGGACGGGACGCGGGTGTACATGGAGTGGCACAACTACTTGGGGCCGATCTTCTTTAAAGACCGGGACCAGAATCGGGAAATCACAGAGTGGTTCGACAACGAGCTGATCTGCGATGCCCTCGACTGGTTCATTGAACGAGGACGCAAAGCATGACACGCAAAGCTAATTCCAACCCGTCGGGTGGTGGGCCAAAGGTGTACCTGGTCGAAGACCAGCACAACAGCCCCGGCAAGATCTACGCGGTGTTTTCCAGCGAGACCGATGCCGAGAACTTCGCCTCGTTCTTCAAAGGGGAAGCCGGTGTGATCGAACGCACCCTGTTCTTTGGACAGCCGCCCCACATAGGGTACTGCGAGTAAACCATGAAAAAAGCTGATACCAAGATCCTGATCCCGGAGATCCCTGGCGAGTGGACCCAACGCAGTCGCAGTGGGCACCGCAACACCTGGAATTGCAAGGAACATCACCGCTTCCATCGCACTACGACCGACCTGCCTGAAGTGGTGCTGCTGCCACCGGAAAATGGGCTGTATGCCGAACGGATCGACGGCGCCTGGTACTGGGTATCCGGCTGCGCCAAGTGCACCGGCAGCGGTGAGCACTACAGCTACGTCGTCTGCGACAAGCACAACATCTGTGAAGGTTGCGGGGCACCACGGCATACCCTGACCGAAACCCCATGGGGCACTCGGACCGGCTTCATCTGCAAACCCTGTGGGGATGCCCGGGACAAGGTGCTCCGTGATGAAGCTTTGGCCAAGGCGGAAGCCACAGGCCATTCCGAAGACGATTGCCAGTACACCGACGACATCCTGTGTCCCTACTGTGCCAGCAAACAAAGCACCGATGATCGTCACGAGAGTGCCAAGGGCCTCGAGTGCGATACCTGCCAAGGCGTCTTTGATCTCGAAGTCGAATACACCCCGAGCTACACCACCACCAAAACGGAGTAAACCAATGAAACTGGATCAAGCCGTGGGCATTCTGACCCGACCGGAGCTGGTGATGCAGCATGCCCGCCTACCACACAAACTGGCAGTGCAGATCTTTGAACCCGGCCGCATCGGCGGTACGCCATGCAGTTCGGTCACCGGTATTCATGTCGGCTTCGACTGGAACGCTGGCACCATCCTGATCACCTGTGCCGAACAACTGACCCGCCTGTCCCCGGAAGACGTCGAGGCCATTCGCACCAGCGTCAAGATGGGCCAGAGCTGGCATGCCTACCAGGGCTACAAAGAGCAGCAGGCCAAAATCAAACTGGCTGAAGAGCGTCTAAGCTGGTTGGCCAACGAGGAAGCCATGGTCAAACATCTGCTGACACAGGACGGTGTGCGTTACACCATCCGCTGGCCGAACGCCGAAGAAGAGATGGCCAACTACTTCCTCACGCCTGAAGAGGCCATTGACGCTGCCAGAAGCCTGGAAGCCATGGAGGTTAAATCAACATGACTGTCTATACCGCGTTCTGTCAGGAAGTCACCGGCAAAGGCACCATCTGGATCAATCCAGTGGAGGCTGACACCCAAGACGAGGCCATTAACAAGGCCCGAGCCGAGTGTGCAGTCGATTGGACCTGCCATGAAGAGGACATTCATGTCCTTGGCTTGGCTGAAGGCGACGTCAACATCCTCGTATGGGAAGACATCGATGAGTGAAGCCCGGTGCATCCGCATTAACAGCTGCCAGAGTTGTCCTCACAAGGACCACAAAGGCGGCTTCGGCAGTCCGGCCTATGTTCCAACCTGCCGCAAGGCAGGTATGGACCTGCCGTACACCCTTCAACCCAACTCCAGAGGCACTGGCTGCTTGGCCAATGCCACTCATGTGATTCCAGAGTGGTGTCCACTGGAGAAAGCCCCCGCTTGACCCTGTTGATCAACTATTATATGGGCTCCACCCATTGAGCAAGGCAGTTACCCATGGATTTAGCCCAACAAGAGCTGTATGAGACTGACAATATCATCGTTGGAAACGGTGAAGTGCCAGGTGTGAGGACTGAAAGTGGCGTTGTCTGGGTTCTCCCAGGTGGTCAACGCACCTCCAGTCGTCTTGAGGCCATCTGTGTGGCCGATCAACTCAATCATTTGATTGGTGAAAACTACAGGAAGAAGACGAAGCGTCACTTCCGCCGGTAACAAAAACGAGCAAAGTGCCATCCCCTTCTTTAAACTCGGCTGAGTTCCACTCACCAACCCGTTTAGAAGGACAAACCCACCATGAAGTTCCCAGTACACCGTGTTAGTTCTGTGGAGGTGCTTTATGCCATGGCGTAACAACCCAGACTTGTGGGGTTTGCTCGGTGCACTGCTGATCAGTACCATCTCTGGCTTTATCTCCATCGCTCAACGGGTGGTGAGAGGACATAAAGTCTCAGTGTTGTGGGTCATCAGTGAATTTCTCGCCGCTATTCTCGCCGGCTACATCATGTTCGACACCTATCCGATCCTTGAGCCCCAATTACCTGCCTGGGCCACACTGCCCATGCTGGTAGCACTGGCGGCACACATCGGTGGGCGATCGTTCCAGGGCCTCGAGAAGATCATGCAAAAACGTCTGTCCGGCATCCTGCCACCAGAAGACAACCCCAGCACCTGATACACTTTTTTCGTTGTTCCCCAGCCCGGTTGATTCCGGGCTTTTTTATTGCTCGAGGTTCACTATGGAATTCACGTCTGACCTGGCTCAAGTGTGGATCAAGTACTGCCTGCTGATGATCACCGGGGCTAAGGCCCAGTCTGATTTAAACCAGCTGGCTGAGATCATCAACGGCGACATCACCATGTTGTTCGAGACTGAACAGATTGATGAAGACGAACGAGCGTGGGCCGTGAAAGCGGTCAACGATGCCCTGTATGAACGCGCTGAAGACCTGCGCAATGCCCTCAAGGAACCGCCCAAGCATGAACATTGAACTAAGCCAGATTGTCCTCAGCATCGACGGTAAGCTGAATCTGGTACGTGTCCCGAAAGACCGTGAACACCTCGCCCTCGCCCTCTTGCAGTCCATCTTTGATGATGGCCGCATCCTCGTCACACCCCTCCCCCCAGAATTCCAGCTGATCCCCTTGGCTGACGTGAAAACCCCCGCATAAAAAAAGGGGCCTGTCTCCCGACAGTCCCCCTTCTTGTAGCTGGATCACCCCCTGTTATGGCACATCTGTGTAGAACTTATGATGGCCCATGGCCAAAGTCAACTTGGCCCCTTTGACCCAGGCCGGTGGCTTGGGCATGGACGTGGCGTAGTAGTGCGTCGCCCCACCGGTCATGTCATCCACCGTTCCATCGATCACGGCATTCGCCGCTTCCATGGCCTGCTTGAACTGGCCCGCCGGAATCGGCTTGGCGCCACTCAGGTAGGCATAGTTCGGGTCGTTCTGGTTCCAGCAGCTGAACTGCCATTTGGCCAGGCAGACGCCGGCGTAACCCTCACCCCACCAGGACTTCTGTTTGCCGTCGAACACCCGGTTGCGGATGGTCCAGGCCACGGCCAACTGGCCCGCCAGACCCTCACCCCGGGCTTCCCCCCACAACGTGCGCGCCAGGATCTCCCGATCGCGTGCTGATACTGCCGTCATACCTTGTCCTTACTGGCTTGTTTGTAATACTTGCGCCCGAACAGGCGCACCCCCAACCACATCGCCCCGCCGATGGCCACCGACACCGCCGCCGTGGCGGGGCCACTGCCTGAATTGGCAACACAGGCCAATAGCGCCTGATCCGCTGCGGCCTTGCCAATCTGTGCGCTGTACGCCAGGTCATGCGCCGCACAGCACGCTGCCCACCACCCCTCCGGAAACCAAGTGCAATAGTCCATGTGTTACTCCCCTGTTGGCCAACCCAAGTGCAGCATCGATTCGTTGTAGGTCCCGGCATCCACCGCGGCGACCAGCTCACCTTCCCGGTTAAAACAAGCCTGCACATGTGCCCGGATGGCCTTGGCCACTGCCAGGATCACCGGTGAGGTCAATGCCACAAACCCGGTTGGTGTTTTCCAGTTGAGCTGGTAATCCGGGTCCATGAAGGCTTCCAGTGCCGCACCGAGGATCAGTCCCTGGCTGGCGCGCTCGGTGTTGATGTCCAAACCATTGAACACGATGCCGCTGACTTCATGGTTGTAACGCTCGGCAGCAATAGCCGCTTTGATTTCAGCGACGGTTTTAACCCGGCAATCAGCAATGGTGCCGTACTCACCGTGCATCAAGGCGGCAAACAACTCGCGGCCATGGGCCTCGGAGTCAGTGGCTGTAGCGTGAAACGGAATCCAGCCATACACCGAGTGCTGCACTTCACAGTCGACCGAACCAGATGGGGTGTAGCGCGCATTGCGTACCGCCAAAAAGATCGGTGCTTGTTGAGGCAACACATCAGAAGGGGCCGTTGGCGTTTCTTCGTGCACCGGCGTGTCGTATAAAACTTCAGTCATCAGGAAACCCTCATAAAAATGCCTGTGGCGCCGTTGGCCACGTACCCCATGCTTTTCCAGGTGCCTGCGGGTTGCCCGTAGTTCGCCATGGTGGTGTCAGACCAGGCAATCGAGTAGTACGCCGCCAGCACGTTCAAACCAATGGCCCCACCCGACACGTTCTTCATCAAGGCAATACCACCCACCGCGGTGCAGTCGCTCAATTGAGCCATTTGCAGCATGGTGTTGCCTTTCTGGAGGTAGTAAGTCGACAGCCAGGTAGTCAACCAACCGCCAAAAGCATTGCCAAAGATGTTGCCGTCGGTGCTGTGCTGGAAATACTCGGCGTTCGGGTTGCCCCAGCACAAGCTACCAGACGTGTTCATCATGATCTTGTTGGCAACGTAACCGTTCCACAGGAACGTGATGCCTGGAGCGTTGAAGATATGACCAGGCGCCGGCCCACCGGTAGCGACCAAGTTGGCTTCGCCAATCATAATTGGCGAGTTATAGGCTTGGTTTGAGGCTGACAAGTTTTGGTAGTTCGGCGCGTAGATGTAGCCGTATTGGTTGGTGATGCCGTTCTTCATCACCGTCATTTTAAGCGTTGGATCGAAGGTAGCTGCCGACCACACACGGCTGCCGACGTCATACAAACCCCCGACGGCATTGATGGTTTGCGTGGCGTAGATGGTTTTGTCGGTGGAGATGCTGCCGGTGAACGCATGCCCACCGTTGGCGATGTATCTAAGAATGCCTCCACCGGCTACACCGGTCGGTGTGTCACTCAAAATTCGAGTGTCGTAGTCGGTCAGCGTAGCGCCACTGTGGAAGTCAATCGCTGGGGTACTGGCCGAACCCGCCATGTTGCCCAGTTCGATCTGCACCGAGATGTTGGCATACGAGCCATACATGGTGGCGGCGTAAGTGTTGCCGCTGCTGTCCCGTTCAACCAAGGTACTGGCCGTCGCTGCCTGCGACTTGGCCACCCCCAAGTTGGTCCGGGCCGTGGCCGCATCGGTAGCCCCTGTACCCCCATGGTTGACCGCCACAGTCCGCAGCGGTTGCCCATCGGCGCACATGTACCACAGGCAATCCCAGTTCCCCGATCCCAACGACACAAACTCGGCCGTGTCACCGGCAGCCGTGGTGATGTTGGCATTGCCCGGCAACTGCAAGGTCGTGGCGTTATGCGTCAGGGTCAAAGCCCCAGCAAAGGTCACCTTGCAGGTTGCACCAGCGGCAATCGAATCGAAGGCCGTGATGGTGGTGGTGCCGGTGATGGTCACCGAGTTGGCTGCCGCCGCACCAATGTTGACCGTGGCCGCCGAAGCCAAGGACACCGGTGTGGCTTCGTTGATCGAGCCGGTCATCTTGCCGCCAGACAACAACAGGCGATCAGTGCACTGTTTCTGCAACTTGCCCAAGGCCACCAGCAGGGTGTCCCCGGCCACCACGGCCGTCCCGGTCGCTACGCTCAAACCAGTGAGCACCACGGCACGTACGTCCGTTGGCAGGTCACGCCAGGTCTTGGTGCCGCTGTAGAACTTGCTCACCAGATCCGCAGTAATGGTCGGCTCTTTGCCGGCCAATGCGTTGGTCATGGTGGTGGCGAAGTTCGGGTCATTGCCCAAAGCGGTGGCCAGCTCATTGAGCGTGTCCAGTGCGCCGGGTGCCGAGTTGATCAGGTTGGCAATCGCCGCCTGCAAGGCTGCCATGTTGGCGATCTGCGTGGTGTTGGTGCCGAGCGCTGCCGTAGGTGCCGTTGGTACACCGGTCAAATCCGGCGAAGCCAAGTTGGCCTTGGCATTCAGCTGGCCTTGGACCTTGCCAAACGCCGTCAGCACGGTATCCGTGGCCGCCAAAGCTACGTTGGAACCGCTGACATAACCGGTGAGCGCTACCGCCCGGACGTTGGCTGCCAGGTTGGTCGCTGCATCACTGATCTGCTTCTGGAGCTTGCCCAAACCACTGAGCACGGTGTCCGCCGCCGTGATCACCGCGTTGGTCGACGTAGACAGTCCGGTCAATGTTGCTGCACGCACCGTGGTCATAAAGTCGACCCAGGTCTTGTCACCGCGCCAGAACTGGCTGGTGGTGCCAGCGGCGATCTGATCCTGTTTACCGGCCAGGACCGACTGGATCGTGTTGGCTTCGCCGGCCATCAGCGCCTGGAAGGCATAGACGTTGCCAGTCCAGGCCACCGCTGTGGTGCCTTCGACACCTCGAGTGACTCCGGAAATACCCAGACCGGAACGGCTGGTGTACTGGATCACTTCGATCCAGGACGGGTTGCCAGGACTGTCACACAGCACCAGATAACCACCGTCAGCAGGCGGCAGTTTCTGCGGCGCAACAGCGTCGAGAATGGCAAAGCTGGTGGCCACGTTGGTCACCGGCGTTACCACCTTCACGCGGACAAAGTTTTCATAGCTCATTTATTGCGCACCTTCACTTTGAATTCGACTTCCTTGGTACGGTCCTGCTCGGTGGTGACCACGCAGGTAACGATGTAATCCTCGTAATCCGTGCCGCCGCTGAGCCACAGCTTGAAACGCACCGGAGTGACCCCGATCAGGGTGTAGGCCGGATGAGGTGCTTGGCCGAACTCCAGGGTCGGCACCGGTTCACTGACCCCGGTGATGGTGATCGCCACGCTCTGGATGTCGTCGCCGGGACTGCCAGCAAACCAGCTGGCCATGTCCACGTCGTAGTCCAGGACGTCACGCGGTTGCTTTACAAATACGTCCACAGGGTCACCCTCACACCAGGATTAAACGGGGTTCGTCCGGCACCACGACCAGGCGCTCAAAGGCCTCGACGGTGACAGTACGCTCGACCGGTGCAGGCACCAGGTCATTGATTTGGTTGAAACCGCTGGCTTCCGCGGTGGCGATGGCGACACCACTGGCCGACAGGAACTTGCGCACTTCACCGCTGACGTTGGCGAAAGCCTCGGCCGCCAGTGGGTACAGTTGCAGGTTGATCACCGGGGCCGACAGCAGCGCTGTGCATTCACCCGGGTTGAGCTGCACACCCCGTTGGACAAACAAGGTCTGCACCGTGGCTTGGCCCAAGGCGAAACCAGACACCAGACTGATGATGTTGCCTGGTGGTGTAGACAAAGTAGCGGTGCACTCGGTCGGGCTGGATTCGACGCGGGTTTGTTTCTTCTGCCCATCGCCATAGCCGGTCGCAGAACAATCAGCACTGCCTTGGCCTTTACGATTGCTCTGTGCCTTGCCGTAACCGATGGCGTAGGAATCACCGCCAACGGCCGTGGCACCGGTGCCGTGGATCTCGGGGTCGGCAAAACCAATGGCGGTGCAGATGGCTTGACCATGGCCGCCGAAGTTGTAGCGCACCGAGCCCTCGGCAAAGGCATAAGCGCGACCGGTCTGGCTCTGGGTTACGCCCACATGGGTCGACAGGGCCGTGGCAAATGCCAGGGCATCGCCGTTCACCTCGAAGTAGCGAATACCCAGGCGATTGACCGCCGGATCACCTTGAACCGTGCAGATCCCCTCGCCCAGGCCGGCTGCGCCTTTCTGATGCAGTGGTACAGCATCATTCAGTGTGCACGTAGCAACCGCCGTGCCCTTGCCTCCAATGGTCAGCTTGGGACCGTCTTGAATAGTCGCGGTGCACACTGCCTGGCCGTAGACCAGGTGGTAAGTGGTGCCAAAACCTTCAGCGGTGGCCACGGCCGGGTTGGCGTAGGCCATCTGCCAGGTCTGGGGATCACCACTGCCTTCGGCGACCGCGTCAGCCCGCAGCGGATAGATCTTGGTCAGGCGCCGGGAATCCCCGTAGCCCGTGGCCATGGCCACCGAACCGAAACCATACGTACTGAAGTAGGCCTTGGCCTGGGCGATATTGGCCACCGCCGTACACAACGCGGTGCTCGGCAGTGGATTAAACGTAACCTTGGCCCGTGCCGTGTTGGCCGTGGCCGTCGCCGTACCGGTCACCGGATACTGGTTGGCTGCACGGCGCCCATAACCGGAAACCGTGGCGTAAGCAGAACCCTGTCCGGCAAATAAGCGGGTGACTTCGTTTTCCCCAGCAAGGTCGGCCGTCGCCAGCGCGGAAGCGGACACGAGGGTGATGGCCCCAATCGTGGTCATGCCGAACTGGGTCAGGCCGAATTGCATCATGGCGAAGCCCCTTTATTAAGCCAGGGTGATGATCAGCGAGCCGATCGGGAACGACAGCACGTCAGTTGGGTCCAGGGTCTTCGGGTTCAGCATCGAAGAGTGGTACAGCAGGTTGCCACCGTTCTGAGCATCGAAGATGCCCCAGTGAGTGACCGTCTTCTGCGCATCAACGATGGCAGGGAAGATCAAGTTACGGGTGTTCGAGCTGGAACCGTTGCTCGGTACGGTGAAGCCGTCGGATGCCACGGTTGCGTGCGCACGTTGACGCACATAACCGGAGTCAACCAGCTCAGAACCGGTGCCAGCGTCAGTTGGACTGTTGGTGAACAGCGCAACATAGACACCACCACCGGTGTAAGTGCCGCCCCGGAGGGTGGCAGTCAGCAGAGCAGCTTCAAGGTAGTCGGAAAAAGCAGACATAGAGACCCTCCAAGGGGTTATTGCAGGTTTAGGACGTCGTAACGGACGAGACACCCCCGTTATAGGGAGGGAGAATACGATACTGGCCCTTGGAGGTCGAGTTGAGTGTTATTGAACGCGGACTACAAGCAACTGAATGGGGTTAAGTGCCAACCATTTATTCAAAACTTCATCAGAAAGCATGCTGCTGCTGATCAGGGCATAGATTCCTTCCTCTGAATCTGCATCAGCACCTCCAACGGTGCACATCATTTGATTGCCGGCCAACCCAGCAGCAGTAAAGCCGAATCGAACACTGACAAAGGGTGAGTAAGAGGTGTTGATCGCCTGCATTGGCAGGTTGGAGGCAATAAACCCGTACTGACCATTGGCTGTAAACGGCCATGGTGTGGTGTAGCTACGCCATTGCGGGTAATTGCCCATTGGATTCCAGGCAGTGATCACCTTCAGGATCTTCATAACCTGGGTTCCGCTGTCAAACGCCAGCCGCCCCAGTTCATCCCATACTCGAAGGCCGAACATCTCCGGTGAGTACTTCATCCCCTCACTGTTGGCCACCACCCAGTCCCATAAAGGCAAGTGAGATGGGGCTACCCAGTTGTAGTAATAGTTCACCACCTGACCCGGGTAGTTCTGCATGAAGCTGACGTCAAACCCTGTCCAGTTCCCGGCTCCGCCGGTGTGTTGAAACGCATGCCAGTGGCCGTTGACATTGCCACGCGGCACAAAGGCCACGATCGGTGCGACTTGGCTGGTCACTGGGGTTGGATAACGCACCTGTACCCGCACACCATGGCGGTTGTCCGGGAATTGCTGACTGGCCGCCAGGTAGCCGCCGAACTGACCCCGTTGCAGCACTGCCAGGTTGATGTGGTCGGAATCGACCGTCACTTTCCCGGCGTCATTGGAATAGCTGAAACCATACAAACTCATGGGGCCACCAGGATCACGTCGACCGTGCCGTTGTAAGAAGAGCGGGACGCACCGTACAACTGGATTGCCCCGTCAAGGACCCGCACCGAAGGAATGCTGGCGCGAGTCGAACGCTTGTTGCCGGTGTAGGTGCCCCAGGCTGTGTACGGCACCAGTGGCTGCACCAGGGCATACATGCCGGCCCGCGCCAGCGGAACGCTGATGGTCTGCACCTGGTTCGAGTTGCCCATGCGCACCTGCACTGTGGTGACAATGCGCATGGTTTCATCGACCCCGCTGAGGATCAGCTGGCCTTGGGCGTCCCAGACCTTGAGGCCGTATTCACTCATAACGACAGGTTCCCCAGCTGGACACGCAGCCGCCCGTTGGCGTCGAAAATCTTGATGTACTGGTTGGTCTGGCTCATGTAGCCGCCGCCCGGGATCGCCCCATTGGACTCGAAGCCGCCAGCGGTGGTCAGGCGCCAGCCGCGGTAACCGGGGATGTAGTCGATCGACTGGAGATCCCCGACTGAGAGGAACTGCGCCTGCACCTTGCCGTTCTGCACAATAAAGTTGCCGGCTTCGTCACGCAGCTTGCTGAACGTCAGCTTATTAATGACGGCGTCATCGATGAACACCTCGGAACCAGACACGATAAAAGGCTTGCGCTTGTTGGCCCCGGTGCGACCGATCCAGAACGTGTCCACGTCAAAGCCGGCCTGCACCTCTTTGACCACCCCGTCATCACTGGCGTAGATGCCGAAGCCTCCGACCAGGCCATTGGCCTGCACCTTGACCGACCACAAGGATTTCACTGCCGTCAAACCAGTGGACAGCTTGGTCACCGAGCTTTCCATGGTTTGCTGCACCGAGCTGATCGACTTCTCCAGGCTGGTCTGGGTGGTCTGGATCGACTTGGCCAAAGCGCTGTCAGCGGTGACCCGGGCTTGTTCTTCGGACTGCACGGCGGCATAGGCCTTCTCGAGGCCTTCGCCCATCTCCGCATACAGGGTGTTGACCGTGGACACAAAGGCCTCGTTGGCATTGGTCCGCGCCAGCACTTCCTGTTGCAGCAAGGCCCGGGTCTGCCCGCTGTGCGCCTGCACCTCGTTGAAGGCCACGCCCAGTTCATCATCCGCGGCATCTCGATCGAGCATCTCCTGGGTAATCGCCAGACGGTTCAGTTCGATCTTGGCGATCTCGCCCTTGAGCGACTGCGCCAGATAACCGGCGTCAATCTTCGCCGTGAGCTGCTCGATCATCTGCGCAATTGGTGGCCGCCCGGTCGCCGAGACCGGCCCGACCACATCGCCATAGGTGGCGTTCACTGAGACCTGCTGAATCCAGTAGTAATACTGGATCGATGTCTCGCTCGTGACCTTGTCGTAGAAGAAGTTGCCCGCCACAATCGCGTGCCTTGCCGCGGCCAGGAAGTTGGGAGCCGTGGCCCGGAACAAAATCGTGTGCTGGACCGCCGCTGGATTGACAGCAGGGTAGTCCCACTCGATGTCAATGCCGCCGAACGCCGGTGTCGCCCGCAAGTTCAGACTGTTGCTCGGATCACCTGGCTTTGGCCCGGTCCACCCGCCTGTACCGCATACACCATCGACGCAAGTCGTCATGAGTGTCCCCTGAACAGAATTAATAACCCGGCATTCTACATGCCAACCGCGTTGGAGCTGCTAATTACATGGCTGACCATGCTAGAACCCGCCGTCAACTCCCTCAACCCTCCGTTCATTCCTGCCCAAGCTGTAATAACCCGGTGCGCTGCGACATTCAACAGGGTAAGTCCACCTGTTGGTGCTTCGGTGTGCAGGCTAAAGAGCAGGAACATGGGGACATCTGCGTCTGTAAAGCCTGTCTAACCTCTGGAAGACCCAAACCATGAAGCAATATCTGGAACTGTTGCACCTGGCCCTCGATCGGGGGCACTACAAAGAAGACCGTACTGGGACCGGCACCTATGGGGTGTTCGGTCACCAGATGCGTTTCGACCTGAAGGATGGTTTCCCGATGGTCACCACCAAGCGCGTGCCGTTCAAGGCCGTGCTCAGTGAGCTGCTCTGGTTTATCAGCGGCTCGACCAACTGCAATGACCTCCGCGCCATCTTGCATGGCGAAGAGTTCCGCAACGACTGGTCGAAGAAGACCATCTGGGACGATAACGCCGCGGCTCAAGGCCAGGCACTGGGCTATGAAGACGGTGAACTGGGGCCGGTCTACGGTTCTCAGTGGCGCCGTTGGGCCAACAGTGACTACACCAAGGGCAGCATTGACCAGCTGAGCCAGGCCATTGAAACCTTGAAGACCAATCCAGACAGCCGACGCATCATCGTCAGCGCCTGGAACCCGTCTGAGGTGGACAGCATGGCGTTACCGCCATGTCACGCCCTGTTCCAGTTCTTCAGTCGCAAACTGCGCATTGATGAACGGGTGAAGTGGCACCAGAAGCACAACGGCGGGCAGTTGGTCGGCGCAGTCGACAATCATGTGTTCCTTGGTCAGGTGCTGGACAAGCTGAACGTGCCTACCAGGGAGCTCAGCTGCCAGTTGTACCAACGCAGCTGCGATCTGTTCCTCGGTGTGCCGTTCAACATCGCCAGTTACGCGCTGCTGACGCACATGGTGGCCCAGGTTACTGGCCACAGTGTCGGTGACTTCGTCTGGACCGGCGGTGACTGCCACGTCTACGCCAACCATGTCGATCAAGTTAAGCTACAGTTGACTCGAGAGCCTCTTGAGTTGCCTTCACTGGTCATGAACTCCTACATCAAGGAGATTGACCAGTTCAAGATGCACGACTTCAACCTGATCAACTACAACCCACACGACGGTATCGCTGCTCCAATGGCGATCTAGGAGCTACAAGTGTCTTTCAAGATCAATGACTTGGTGAACAAGGTGACTGGCGACTACCAGATCAAGGGGATCGTCCGTTCAGTGTTCACCAAGTGCAACGGTGAAACCCGTCTGGTGGTGGAACACCGGGCAGAAGGCGGCGGGAGCTTCCTTCACATCTACGGACCCAGCAATCTTGTGTTGCTGACCGAGGATGACCAGGCGTAATCTTGCGCCTCCAGTAGAGAGTCCAGTGCCTATACCCCTTCCAGTAGGCACTGGCTCTTTTTTTTGCTCAAAATTTAACCAATCACCCACAAGGGAACAACGAATGAATCTGGAAACCATCGGTAAGCAAATGCTCAGCGAGAGCAAGTTCTACATGGGCTACTCGCGCTGGCAGGAGTCGGAACAGCGTTATGAAAGCTGGTCTGAATCCGTTGCACGGGTGATGGACATGCACCGCCAGAAGTACGCGGACAAGATGACCCCGGTTCTCGAGGCCAACATCCAATTCGCCCAGGACTTCTACGCGGATCAAGGCGTGTTGGGTGCGCAACGAGCGCTGCAATTCGGTGGTGAGCAACTGTTCAAGCACGAAGCACGCCTTTACAACTGCTCGTCGAGTCACGTCGACCGGGTGGCGTTCTTTCAGGAAGCCATGTACCTCCTGCTCTGCGGCTGTGGCGTGGGCTTCAGTGTGCAAACCCAGCACATCAGCCAGCTGCCAGTCATGGCACCACGTCACAACGACAAGTCCAAGCTGTTCGTGATCCCGGACTCCATTGAAGGCTGGGCTGACGCCTTTGGCGTGCTGCTCTCCAGCTACTTCAGTGAAGGCCAGCCGTTCCCGGAATACGCTCACCACCATGTGGCCTTTGACTTCAGCCAGATCCGCCCGAAGGGTGCGTTCATCTCTGGTGGTTTCAAGGCCCCAGGTCCGGACGGTCTGCGAGCGGCCCTGGTCAAGTGTGAAGAGCTGATGGACCGCCTGGTCGCAGCCGACACACGCATGACGCCAATCGGCGCCTATGACTTTGTCATGCACATGGCCGATGCCGTGCTCAGTGGGGGCGTGCGCCGCTCGGCGACCATCTGCCTGTTCTCGAAAGAGGACCAGGCCATGATGACTGCCAAGACCGGCAACTGGTTCGTCGAGAACCCGCAGCGCGGTCGCTCGAACAACTCGGTGATGCTACTGCGTGACGAAGTCACTCGGGAAGAATGGGCGGAGATCATGAAGTCGGTGCGCCACTCCGGTGAGCCTGGCTTCATCTTCACCGACAACCTGGATCACGCCTACAACCCGTGCGTGGAGATCGGCATGCTGCCGGTGACCGCCGCCGGTGAGTCGGGCTTCCAGATGTGCAACCTGACCGAGATCAATGGCGCCAAGTGCACCACGGTCGAGAAGCTGCTGGACGCCTGCCGGGCTGGCGCCATCCTGGGCACGCTGCAAGCGGGCTACACCAACTTCACCTACCTGTCCAAGGCAACGCAACAGATCGTGGCGCGGGAGGCCCTGCTGGGCGTCAGCATCACCGGCTGGATGAACAGCCCGGACATCCTCTTCAAACCAGAGAATATGATCGCTGGGGCCGAAGTGGTGAAACAGGTGAACAAGGAGATCGCCGAGATGATCGGCATCAACGCCGCCGCCCGTACCACCTGTGCCAAGCCGTCAGGCAACGCCAGTGTGCTGCTGGGCACGGCGTCGGGGATTCACGGTGAGCACTCGGCGCGCTACTTCCGTCATGTGCAGATGAGCGACACCGACAGCACGCTGCCCATGCTGCTGGAGAAGAATCCGTCGATGGTGGAGGACTCGGTATGGAGTGCCAACGGCACGGACAAGGTCGTGGCCTTCCCGATCATCAGCAAAGTTGGCTCGATCTTCAAATCCGACTTGCTCGGCGTGAAGCAGCTCGACTTCGTCAAGCTGGCGCAACAGTACTGGGTGGAGTACGGCACCAACCTGCACCTGTGCACGGATGAACGCCTGCGCCACAACATCTCCAACACCATCACGGTCGACGACTGGGATGAAGTGGAGCAGTACATCTTCGACAACCGTCAATGGTTCGCGGGCATCTCGCTCATGGCCGGCGCCGGTGACAAGGCCTTCCCTCAGGCCCCGTTCACCGAAGTCCTGACCATGGAAGAGATCACGGCGCGCTACGGCGATGCCTCGCTGTTCGCCTCAGGGCTGATCGTCGATGGGCTCGATGCCTTCGACAACAACCTGTGGAACGCCTGCAACACCGCGGTTGACCCGGACATGTACCCGTACCAGCCGAACAAGCGCACCTTGCTCTTGCAGAAGGACTGGGTACGTCGCGCCAACCAGTTCGCCAACAACTACTTTGGCGGCAACGTGGTGGAGATGACCTGCTGCCTGAAGGACGTCTACAACCTGCACAAGTGGAAGAACATCGAGCAGAAGCTGGTGCCGATCGACTTCGTCAAATCCATCAGCAAGCAGGAATACACCGACGTCAGCACCATGGGTGCGCAAGCCTGCGCCGGCGGCGTGTGTGACATCAGCTTGAAGATCTGACCGTAGCGACTGGCCCGAGGCCAAAACCCCCCAGCCGTAGCGTAGCGAAGGCGCCCGGGGGTGGAGGCCGACGGTCAGGAGCGACTACAGACACCACCAGAGTACAGACGCCCTCCGGGCGTTTTTGCAGGAAAATAAACCTTCACTTACTCAACACCGGGCTCTACGTCCCGGCGCCCCTGCCACCCCTGGCGGGCGCTCGCTGCGCTCGGCCCTTGGGGTACGGGGCTTGGGACTCCCGAGCCCGATCTGATCCACAGTGGGATCGGGGGAGGGAGTCCCCCTTATATAATACGACGTTCTGAGTTGATCACTTTTTAATCAGGTGAACTTCATGAAAAAGCTCACGGTAGATGACATCCCAGTCCGGAATTACAGCATCGACGACCTGCCGACTCTGAAGGCCAGCCTGGGTAAAGCCAAAGTGGACAAGCTCCGCTATGCCGGACAGGAGGACAGCAGCAAGCTGGCCAACTCGAAGAACGTACCGAACACTGTCTTGCAGTTCATGCAGGACAAAGAGCCCGGTCAAGCCGGGTGCTGGGTCGACGACATCATTCAAGGTGTGGCTCGACTGGATCATCAAGCGACAAAGCACCGTTCACCTCCCCTGAGCGCGACTCGACTGTACTCCATCCTCCAGTGTGTGGAACTCATCAACACCCGGGAGCTGATGAAGATGCTGTCAGTGGATAAGCGTCAAGCTCAGAAGTACATGAAGGCCTGTCAGCTGATTATCACAGCGATTGAACGACACCTCAGCACAGTAGAAGACAGCAACCCTTCGGGTTGAGTGGTGGTCGCTGGCGTTTTGTTCGTTCTGTTCTACCTTCAACAATCCATGTAACGGATTAAGGAATCACAATGCGCGACTGCAAGACCATTAGCTGTGCGGGGAAGGTTGTTCACGGGCGGGAGGGGGACTTCTGCCTGGCATGTACCACCAATGGCAGTGCTGAGCAGGGGCTCTCCGAGCCCATTCGCGAAAATCGCGTGCTCCGCTTGTCTGAGCTCTATCCAAAGTACTTCAAACCAGTGACTGAACTGGATGAAGTCGATGTGTATCAGGTTCACGAGCTGTTCCAAGTGCAGGACTTCTCCGGCGCCATTCACCACGCCAGCAAGAAGCTCTTGCTCAGCGGTGTGCGCACCGGCGGCAAGTCCAAGTTCGATGACATCCGCGAAGCGCGGGACACCCTCAACCGCTGGCTCGAAATTAACAAACCCCCAGCATCCCTGACACAGGTGGCTTCATGACTACGTTCTCCAACCGCGGCAACATTCCGTTGTCCTTGGCGGTGTACCTCGCCAGCGACAACTACGACTACAACACCGACCCGTTCACCATTTCGGTGACCACCCTGCTCAAACCAGTGCGCCAAGTCGTGCTGGCCGGCCGGGTGCCCCCAGAAGAAGGTGTCCAGGACATCGCTGGTTTGATCCAGGCCCGCATGGGCCAGGCCATCCACGATGCCATCGAACGGGCGTGGACCGACAACCACAGCAAGTCGCTGACGGCGTTGGGCTACCCGGCCAAGGTCATCGACCTGGTGCGCATCAACCCCACCGACGAGGAACTGGCGGCCAACCCCGACCTGATCCCGATCTACCTGGAGCAGCGCGCCAGTAAGAAGTTCGGCAAGTGGACGGTGTCCGGCAAGTTCGATTTCATTGGCGACGGCCGAGTGGAAGATTTCAAGACCACCTCGACCTTTACCTGGACGGCGAACAACAAGGACGAGGACTACATTCTTCAGGGCTCGATGTATCGGGTGCTCAACCCGAAGAAGATCACCCAGGACGTCATGGCCATCCAGTTCATCTTCACGGACTGGTCGCCGCTGCGGGCTCGCACCGAGAAGAATTATCCGCCTACCCGTTCCGCCGAGCGGGTGCTAACCTTGCGCCCCCTCGCAGAGACCGAACGCTGGATCAACGAGCGCTTGGACCTGTTTGAACGCAACTGGGACCTGCCTCAGGAAGAGCTGCCGCTCTGCACTGACAAGGAGCTGTGGCGCTCCGACCCGGTCTACAAGTACTACAAAAACCCAGCCTCGGATAAACCCGGCGGCCGGAGCACGAAGAACTTCGACAACAAACACGACGCCCAAATTCGCCTGGTCGAAGACGGCAACGTGGGCATCGTCAAAGAAGTTCCGGGTTCTCCGACTGCCTGCAAATACTGCGCGGCCCTGCCGATCTGTGCCCAAGCTGCTGCCATGGTGGCTTCGGGGGATCTCGTACTGTAATCAAGGAGCCTCCCATGCTATCCGTCGCTGAAATGGAGTATCACCCCACCGCTGAAGAGCTGGTGCAGATCCTCTGTAGCAAAACCCAGAACAGCAACCCGCTGTTCTTCCGTGTCCTGGTCGGCTACTACTTCAGCATGATCGCCTCGGCGATGCGCTGCACCATTGCCACCCATGACCGCGGAGACATTCCGGTCAACATGTACGCGCTCAACCTGAGCACCTCTGGTTCCGGCAAGGGCCACTCGACCTCCATCATGGAGAACGAAGTGATCCACCTGTTCCGCGGGCGCTTCATGGAAGAGACCTTCCCGATCCTGGCCGAGATGAACCTACCGAAGCTGGCCAACAAGCGGGCGGTGCGCAAGTCCTGCGACCCGGACGAAGAGCTGGTGCGGGTGCAGAAGGAATTCGAGAACCTGGGCAACCTGGTTTTCAGTTTCGACTCCGGCACCCCGGCAGCGGTCAAGCAGATGCGGCACAAGCTGCTGATGGCCGACGCTGGCGCCGTGTCCTTGCAGATCGACGAGATCGGCTCGAACCTGATGGGCAACATCGAGGTGCTCAACACTTTCCTGGAGCTGTACGACGTCGGCGCCATCAAGGAAAAGCTGATCAAGAACACCTCGGAAAACACCCGCAGTGAACAGATCATCGGCCGGACCCCGACCAACATGATGCTGTTCGGCACCCCGGCCAAGCTGCTCAATGGCAGCAAGACCGAGGAAGAGCTGTACTCGATGCTTGAGACCGGCTATGCCCGACGTTGTTTCTTCGGCTACAGCCGAGCGATCAACAAGGTGCATGACCTGACCCCCGAGCAGGTTTACTTGCTGCGCACGGACACCGGGCAAAACCAGTTCCTCAGTGACCTGGCCGATCGCCTGGAACACCTGGCGGACATGATCAACGTCAACAAGAAGTTGGTCATGAGCAAGGAAACCACCCTGGTGCTGATCGAGTACCACCTCAAGTGTGAGCGTGACGCCGAAGCGTTGCCCGAACACGAAGAGATCCGCAAGGCGGAGATCACCCACCGCTACTTCAAGGCGCTCAAACTGGCCGGGGCCTATGCCTTTGTCGACGACTCGCCGGAGCTCACCGAGAAGCACCTGTACTACGCGATCAAGCTGGCTGAAGAGTCTGGTTTGGCGTTTGAGGCCCTGCTCACGCGGGACCGCAACTACGTCAAGCTGGCCAAGTACATCGCCTCCGTCGGCAAGGACATCACCCAGGCTGACCTGGTGGAAGACCTGCCGTTCTACAAAGGCCCGCAAGGCGCCAAGCAGGAGATGATGCAACTGGCAATCGCCTACGGCTACAAGAACAACATCATCATCAAGAAGTCCTTCGACGATGGGATCGAGTTCCTCCGCGGCGAATCACTCAAGCCGACTGACTTGAACAGCATGGTCCTCAGCTACAGCGAGGACATCGCCTACAAGTACCAGAACGACACCGCGCCGTTCGACCAGCTGCATGTCCTGATGCAACTGCCTGGCATGCACTGGGTCAACCACCACCTGAAAGGCGGCCACCGCTGCGAAGAGAACTGCATCGAGGGCTCCAACCTTCTGGTGATCGACGTGGACGGCACCTGTCAGCTGGGCACGGCCAAGCTGCTGCTCAAGGACTACAAGGCGCTGTACTACACCACCAAGCGTCACACCGACGAAGAGAACCGCTTCCGGATCATCCTGCCGATGAACTATGAGCTGAAGATGGACGCCAAGGATTACAAAGCGTTCATGTTCAACCTCTTCGAGTGGCTGCCGTTCGAGGCGGACGATGCAACTGGCCAGCGGGCACGCAAGTGGATGACCCACCAGGGTCACTACGAGTACACCGAAGGTGAGCTGATCGACGTGCTGCCGTTCATCCCGAAAACGGTGAAAAACGAAGAGCGCAAAAACAAACTGGATTCCCAGCAGTCGCTGGACAATCTGGAGCGTTGGATGCTCAACAACACCGGGGACGGCAACCGCAACAACATGCTGCATCGCTACGGCATGCTGCTGGTGGAAGCGGGCTTCAGCTTCGACAACGTGCGGACCAAGATCAACGACCTCAACGACAAGCTGGCTGACAAGCTGGACGAGGCCGAGATCATGGGCACCATCATGATCGGCGTGACCAAGGCCATTGCCAAGCGTGGCGCTTAAACCTACCGGGGGGATTCGTCTCCCCAACAATTTCAAGGAGCGAGCCATGGGCTGCGACATCCATCTGTACAGTGAAACTCGCCAGAACGGCGGTGCCTGGGTCTGCAACCAGGCTGAACAGGCCACTCGGGAAACCGAAGACTATGGCGACGGTCCCTTTGAACATCTGGACATCCCCCGGATGGAAGGCCGTAGCAGCCGAGATTACTGGCTGTTTGGCATGCTGAACACTGGCGTGCGAACTACCTGGGCCTGGGGCTTCCCTTACCGTGACGAGTTCCCTGCTGAGTCTTCTGAGCTGTTGGCTGAGCTGAAGAAGCAGGAAGGTGAAGACGCACACAGTTGCAGCTACCTGACTGTGGCTGAACTGAAGGACAAGGTCGCTGAGCTCAAGCTCAAGCGTGCCGAGTACCTGATCAACCCTCCTGAGCAAACTCAGTGGGCTGAAGCGGTGCCATACCACATCGACAAGTTGGAAGGCTTGATCTCTGAGTTCGATCCCACCTTGCCGGACAAAGACCAGCGCATCGTGTTCTGGTTCGATAACTGAACGCCAGCCAAGTTGCGCCGTGACTTCAAGCGCAATTTCATGGGTTGAACAAGTGCCCGTCCGGGCACGGCTGTGAAAATCTCGGGAAGGCCTGCGGGCCAACCCACCACTGAAACCAGAGGATTAACCCGTGACTCAAGTCATCAACGACAACCTGGTGCTGCTCGGCGGTAAATCGGCGACCGGTAAGTCAGCGTCCCTGATGGGCCTGAACAACCCGCAAGGGGTCATGTACCTGAACTGCGAGGCCGGCAAAAAACTGCCGTTCAAATCGAAGTTCGTCGAGCTGGTGGTCACCGATCCGACCCAGGTCTATCAGGCCTTCGACGAAGCGGAGCAGATGCCGGAAATCCACACCATCGTGGTCGACTCGCTGACCTTCCTCATGGAAATGTTCGAGTCGGTGTACGTGGTCAACTCGGCCAACACCATGGCGGCCTGGGGCAGCTACGCGCAGTTCTACAAGAACCTGATGCAGCAGTACGTTGCCAAGTCGACCAAGAACGTGATCTTCATCGCGCACACCGCCGACACCCTCAATGAGGGTGAGATGGTCATGGAAACCAAGGTGCCGGTGAAAGGCAGCCTGAAAGGCGTCGGCCTCGAGTCGTTCTTTTCCGTGGTCATCGCCAGCAAGAAGGTGCCGCTCAAGACCCTCAAGGGTTACGAGTCGCCGATGCTGGTCATCACCCCAGAAGAAGAAGCTCTTGGCTTCAAGTACGTGTTCCAGGTGAAGATCACCAAGGAATCCGTCAACGAGCGTCTGCGTGGCCCACTGGGCCTGTTCGTGACCCAGGAAACCTTCATCGACAACAACATGCAGCTGGTCTTGGATCGCCTGCACTCCTACTACAACGAGTAAAGTTGTAGCTGGGCAACCACCAAAGTCGCTGTACCCCAACCCTAATTCTGTAATGAGGAAATACCCATGTCCCTGCTCGCCAACCTGAACACCGATTCCAACATTGCTGACGAAAAAGACTCGGTCGGTGGCTCCCGCGTCCGTGAATCCGGTTTGTACCCGATGACCATCTCGCTGGCCTACCTGACCAAGTCCGCCGGCGGTGCCCTGGCCCTGAACCTGCTGCTGAAAGACGACGACGGTGATGTCCGTCAACAGCTGTGGATCACCAACAAGAAAGGTGAAAACTTCTACACCGACAAGAAAAACGAGAAGCAGTACCTGCCGGGCTTCAACATGGCCAACAGCCTGTGCCTGCTGACCCTGGGCAAGGAAATCTCGGCGCTGGACACCGAAGACAAGGTCATCAACCTGTACAACTACGAGACCAAGTCCGACGTACCGACCAAGGTCGACATGATCGTGGACCTGCTGAACCAGGACATCCTGGTCGGTCTGCTGAAGCAAACGGTCGACAAGACCCAAAAGAACGAAAGCACTGGCGAATACGTGCCGACCGGCGAAACCCGCGAGGAAAACGAAGTCGACAAGTTCTTCCGTGCGGCTGACCGCATGACCTCCAGCGAAATCCGCGCTCAGGCTGAAACTGCCGTGTTCGCCGACACCTGGGCTGCCAAGTGGACCGGCAACGTGCGCAACAAGGCCAAGGGCGCGACCGGCACTGCCGGTGCACCGAAGGTCCCGGGCGCTGCTGCGGCCACCAAGCCACAACAGTCGCTGTTCGCCAAGCCTCAGTCGTAAGTCTGGGCTGATCCAGAAAAGCCCCCAGTAGATGGGGGCTTTTTTATCTGTGTGGGGTGTCTCAGGTCCTTGGTGGTTCGTATCGGGTTCGATTCCCGGGTCGACGGTCAACCTTAGATTGCTGTTGGTGCAGAGAAGACGTAATACCGCGGGTTCGATTCCCGCCGCCTGATGCACCTCGCTCCCTGGAGAGCACACCGGAAAGCAGTTGGTGACGCGACTGTTTCCCGCTGTACTCACCTTGAACAACTGGAAGGAATAAACCCATGTGGGGCATGTTTAAAAAGAAAGCCAAAGTCGCTGCTCGCAACGTAGCGCGTTTCGAGAAGAAGGACCTGATGGAAGCCACCGTTGGCATCGCCATCCTGGTCATGTACGCCGACGGTGAGTCGAAGGACTCCGAGCGCGACAAGACCCAGAAGATCCTCAACAACACCCCGGCCCTGGCCAACTATGGCCCGGAAGTCCAGGCCACGTTCCAGCGTTATGACACCCTGTGCAAAGAGGTCGGCTTCATGGCGGCCAAGGTGCAGATCATGCGCGAAATCAAACAGTGCCAGGGCGACCAGCACGAGATGGAAGACGTGCTGGTCACCGGCCTGACCGTGGCGCTGGCGGACGGTGGCATGGACGAAAAAGAAGAGAAGATCCTCAAGGAAGTCGCACAAACTTTCGGTCTTCGCCTCGAATCGTTCATCGAGTAATCGACCATGGCCATCAGCCGATCCGTCAAAGTGAAACTTGGCCTGCTGGTGGCTGCTGTGGTCCTGGGCATCTGGCTGTTCTTCCGCCTGATTGCCTGGGGCCAGTGCAGCTGGTACGGCCATCAAACCGGTCGGGACGTGCGTTACGCTGCCTTTATAGGCTGCATGGTGCACGTCAACGATCACTGGGTGCCTCGCACCGAACTCCGCACGGAGCAATAGCATGACCGAAGTGAACAACGCAGCACCGGAAACCAGCGGTGATGAACTGATCGAGATCACCTCGATCCCACAATTCGCCGCCATGGTCGCCGGTTGGCACACCAATATCGTGGGCCAGCTGAATCAAGGTCTGGCAGTGCCTGACGACGTGGAAATCTCCATCGGCCTCAAGCCAGGTGAAGACGACACGGTACTGACTGAAGAAATGCGCATCGGCTTCAAGGCTGGTCTGGTCATGGCCCTGTCGATCATCCAGGACCTGCCGTTTGAAGGCATCGCTGATTCGGTGGAAGCACCGGCCGGCGGCGACGAGGGCACTGCGCAATGAGCCTGGTCACTGAAGCGGAACTGCAAGCGAAAGCCACCGCACCGCGGGTGACCAAAGACGCGATCGATGCCCTGATGGCCACGGCTACCGTGTGCTTCGAGTGGCCTGAAGGCACCACCAGTACCTTCGCCCACGTCTACATCGGCACCTTCTACCTGGCCAGCGGCCACAGCGCCTGCATCTCGGTCGAGAACTATGACCAGGAGATCGGTGAGCGGATTGCTCGCGGCAACGCGATCAAGAAAGCCACGGATCAACTGTGGCAGCTGGAAGGTTACGCCCTGTACAAGCTGTTGAACCCGGCGCCGACCACGTTCGTGCAACGTATCGAGCTGGAACTCAACGTGCTGGTCGAGCGTATGGGCAAGCTGGCGGAGTTCATGGAGTCCCCACGCTACGAAGAACTGGCCCTGGAGGATCGTGACTTGCTCATTGATCAGCTGCAAGCCATGACTCTGTACCGTGGCGCCCTTGAACAGCGCCTGGCCCGGAGCAAAGCGACGGCATGATCATCAACGTGGTGGGTTTCGACCCGTCACTGCGCAACTGGGGGATTGCTTGTGGCACCTATGACACGGTGTCCAGGCAAATCCTGATTCCCAAGGTGTCAGTGATCCAGCCGGAAGTGACCACGTCCAAGCAGGTGCGCCAGAACAGCAAAGACCTCGAGTCAGCCTACCAGCTGACCGTGGGAGCCCTGGCTGTGGTGCACGATGCCCAGGCTGTGTTCATTGAAGTCCCGATCGGTAGCCAGTCTGCCCGCGCAATGGCCAGCTATGGCATCTGTGTCGGTGTAGCAGGCGCCCTCCGGGCCGCCAATGTGCCGTTCTTTGAACAGACCCCCACTGAAGTCAAGATGAGGGCCGTTGGTCGGAAGACTGCGACCAAAGAAGACATGATCAAGTGGGCTATGGCGCTGCATCCAGAAGCTAACTGGCCGATGTACTCGAAGAATGGGGTGAAGATGGTCAGTGAAGCCAAGGCTGAGCACATGGCAGACGCCATTGGCGCGATCTATGCTGGTATCTCCAGCGTCCCCTTCCAGCAACTGTTGCAGATGATGTCTGCAACGACACAAAAGAGAGCGTGATCCATGGAAATCAACCTGAAACAAAGCGAAATCGAAGTAGCGCTGCGTCAGTACGTCGCCAGCCAGGGCTTCAACCTGACTGGTCGTGCCGTAGCGATCACATTCACCAGTGGTCGTACCGCCAATGGCCTGACTGCACTGGTCGACATCGGTGATGTCACCGAAGTGCCGGCTGCAACTGGCCAGACCTACCGTACTCTGGAACTCCGCCAGTCTGATCTGCCATCGGGCGCCGTAGGCACCGCGGCAGTAGCACAGGTTGGCGTTGATCCGGCATTGCCGGGTGGTGACCACACCGTAGGTGGCACCGAAGCTGGGGCTGTAGTCCCGGAAGCGGGTGAAGCGGGGGAGTCGCCGGCTACAACGGCGCCTGAAGCAGAGGATACCGGCGCTGCACCGGTGAGCCTGTTCGCTAAACCTCAGTCGAACTGAGTCCGGCCATGGGCTTCCTGAAAGGGTTGGCCCTAGCGCTGGTGGGTCTGATTGGGTTTGTGGTGATCGGTGCCTTAGGTCTGTTCATCTCAGCCCTGGTCAGCATGTCGGGCTTTGTCCTGACTGGCTTACTGGCCCTGGCCTTGTTGCTTCATGGTTTGTGGGAAGGTTTCCACAAGCCGAAAAAACCTCCGTGACTGGAGACCCGTAAGAAAAAAGCCCCGGCTGTTATGAGCAACCGGGGCTTTTCTTTACTGGCCTTTAAACGGTGACATCATCGCATTCACAGTGGCCAGATCGTCCAAGGTGCCCGGGTACTTCAGCGCACCGATGCTCAACGGGTTGTTGAGGTGGTGCATGAAGCCCGAGTCCATCAGCGTCTGTGCCCCGGCGAAGTACTGGTCGATGCCGAGCAACATCAGCGCTCGCGCTGGGTTGTCCTTCCACAGGTGCATGATCACCTTCTGGATGCGCAAGTAGTATTTGGTGAACCAGATGATGCCCATGTCGTTCAGGTACTGCATCGAACGGTGGGTGGGGATGTCGTAGTTCACAAAGGCATCCGAGACAAACTGCACCGCGGTCTTGTGGTCCATCGGCGCATTCTCGCGGTGAGTCATGTGCTGGTAGGCCGTGTAACGCGCCAGGAAGTCACTGACCTGCGTACCCTGGCTCAGCCATTGGTACAGCGGCGTATCGTGCGCCATGTACAGCGTGCGGCCCGCTGCCTTGATGTGCTTGTTCAAGCCATTGGTGTACTTCTCGGCACCACGTACCAGTCGGCTCTTATAGCTGAACTCGTCGTGCTCTTGCGCCACGTCTTCCACAATCGTTGGCAACAGGCCGGCGTCGATCAGCTCTTTCACCGGGCTACGGGCAATCGAGTCTTCCAACTGGATGATCCGCTGCTGCATGTCGTGCTGGGTGCCAACCAATGTCCCGGTCGCCAGCAACTGCTGGAGCTTGAACAGCTCCTTGGCATCCTTGCGGTAGGCGGTAACGCCGCGCAGTGCCACTCGATGGTGCTTGACGATGTCTTTCAACGGCACACCAATCCAGTACAGCTCACTGAAGTTGGACAGGACGTTGCCCAACAGGGTCAGACCGGACTTCACCACCAGGATGTCTTTGATCTCACTGATGATTTCCTGCCAGATGTCCTCGGCCTGGCGCAGTTTCAAGCCCGCCCGTGCTTCAGCAGCGGCGCGGCCGTCGGCCGTTTGGTAAGGCAAGCTGTTGGCACCGCGATCGGCCAGGATGAACGACCAGAAGTCGACCGTGACCTGCTCCAGCGCATTGCGCACCTCTTTACCCGGCACTGTGCCGCCCTTGGCCTGTTTGCCGAACATGTCGCTGAGGCTGAACTTGCGGTAGCCAAAGTTCATGTCGATCAGGTCCGAGCGCACCAGCATGGTGTTCGAGCCCCAGACATCCTGAATGGCCTGCTGTGTCGACTTCGGCAACAGCTTGTAGGCTTCACGCAAGCTGGCATCCGGACTGGTCGGCCCGACTTTCAGATAGCGCTCCGGCATCGCGGCGTACTCGGCCAGGTACTGGTCGTGCAGCGCCTGCACTGCGACCTTGTTCTGGTCAGCACTGGCTTGCTTGTCAAAGGTCGCCCCGGCGAACTTGCCCAGCAGCGAAGCGAAGCTGTTGTCGCGCTCCAGGGCCACGTCCTTGGTCTCGTGGTTCATCAGGTAGGCGTAGTTGACCGCTTCACCCTGGCTGTTGAACACCGGCGCCAGGTGATTGCCGCGTTCACGCCCCGGCTCGTAGTGCTCACCGGCACTGAACAGGGCATTGACTGCCGCCGCCTTCTTGCGCTCGATCAGGGCACTGTGGCGCTGGTTCTGTGCGTGCAGGGTCTGCCCTTGCATGTCGAACTCACCGCTGTGCACTGTGCTGCCCTTGGCATTCAGGCTGGTGGTCGAGAAGATCCCCGTCACATAGGCCTTCAGGCCACCATCCTCCAGGCGATACAGGTGCATTTCTTCGGCATATGGATCAGCCTTATCTTGCTCGAGCGCCTTGTCGCTCTTGGCATAGCCCAGTCGTTGCAGCTGCAACCCGTCCACCGCATTCGCTGCCTTCAGCGTGATGTGGGGATTGAACACTTCGGGCACATACCCTTTGATCATCAGGCCTTCAGCGCCATCGAACAGCCGCTCACGCGCCTGGTTCTGCAACTCACGGTGCATACGCAACGTTAGCTGCATCCCCGATTCATTGCCACGGGCATTCTCCACACGGAACACCTGAGCCAGGTTGCTTAGCACTGGACCATCGGTGTAGTGCAGCGCCAGCAGCGAAACCAGTGGGTCCAAGACCTTCTGCGCGGCTTTCGAGTCGGCGGCCGAGACACTGCCCTCTTGACGGGTGCCATACAGCTCGGCAATGCCCAACACGTTCTTCACCAGGTTTGGTGTGCGCACCTTGCCGGTGGCCATGTAGTAGGCCAGGTCCTTGGCCGCCCGCTGGTAGTAGTTGAAGTAGCGCGTCTTCTTCAGCGCCGCCATCTGCACGCCGATCGCCGCTTTCAGCTTGGCCGGATCGGACAACAGCTGTTCTAGTTCGTCCTGGGTGTACAGATCGAGCAGGCTTTGCATGTCGGCGCGCAGTGCGCCCTGAGTGATGGCCGACTGTTGGGCTTTGGTCAGGTCGGTGCCGCCGTTGGCGAAACCCCCCAGTACCAGCTGCTCGGTGTCACTGATCAGGTGCTTGCGAATGCGCTCGTTGTTGTTGGTGGCGCGCAGCAGTTCATGCGCGGTCAGGTTGCCGGCATGGCTGCCGCGGATCTCGTTAAACAGGCCCATGACCATGCCCGGACGCTGCTTGAACTGCTGATCACGCAGACGCTGCACCCCTTCAACGAAGTGATCGAGACGATCACCGAACAGGGTGCTGGACACCGCGCCGAGGGCGCGCACCGAGCTCAGCTTGTTCTGCTTGACGAAGCTGCTGTCCGCCGCAGCGGTCAGGCCACGGCGCACCGCGTCGTTCAACTTGCGGGTCTGCGCCTCGACGATGTCGTTGAAGCCGTTCTTCGGCGCGGCGAGCATGGTCCGGCGCTTGGCTTCAATGCCGACCAGTTGCTCGATCAACGTCATCAGTTTGGCGTCAGCGATCTGCCCCGGCTGGGTGTGGGTCAGCTTGCTGTGCAGGGTCTCGAGGATACGCTCGAACAGGGCCTGCACCGCTTCCCAGAAACTCAGGCCTTTAAGGCTCTTGTTGTCCAGCTTGGTGCTGAACTGCATGGCCTGGGCCATCGGCTCGTAGGCCAACGACATGGCGGCGAAGCGCGCCAGGTAATCGGACTTGCCATCCATGCCTTGCTTGGCGGTGAACACGTAGTCGTAGGCGGCCTGGCCGATGTCGGCCGGGGTCAGCTTGGCCTTGGCCTCTTCATACAGCTTGCCCAGTTCGCGGTAGGCGACGGTGGTCGAGCCGGTGTTGTCGATCGAGGCCAGAGTCACGGCTTCGACCTGCTCGAAGACAAAGGCTTCTTGCGCACTCATCTGCACGCCGCTGACTTGCGCGGCGGAGCTGTACGGCAGGCGGCCAGTGGCAATCGCATTGACAAAGCGATCGTTCGGCGTCAGTGCCTGCTCCGCGGCAATCGCTGCTTTGATCACCCCGAATGGTCCATGCAGCTTGTCGGCAATGTTCAACTGCACGTTCTTCAGGTGCGCCACGAAGTGGGCTGGCGCCGAAGCCAGGTAATCAAACAGTTCCTGGGTCGACAGCGAGGCCAGACGGGTCAGCGGATCAGTGCTGTTCATCGCCAGGGTCAGGCCAGTCGAGGTTTCCGGCTTGGCTTGAGTGGCGGCGAATAGGCCAGAGGCGTTCTCGATCAGCACGGTCAGGCCATTCAGCGCCTGGGCCGACTGGCTCAGACGGCTGTCATGGAACAGCAGGCCGGCAATCGAATCGATGAAGCGCTTCATCCCGGTGATGAACGAGTTGGCCACCGACTTATGCGGCACCTTCACCGCCCGCAGGACCTGGTCCTGGAAGGCTTTGTTGGTCAGACCATAGGCAATCAGCTCGTGAACACTGGAAGTGGCGTCTTTGAAGCGCTCCATCAGCGCCGGACTGCCTTTCATGTAGCCTTTGACCCAGTTCAGCAGCTGTTCCAGCTCCTTGACCATGGCCTTGGCCTCAGGAGTAGACGGGTTCTCGGTCTCTTGAGCGACTACACCGTGCACAAGTTCGTGCATCAGCAGCTCAGTGGTCAGTCCAGAGCGGGCGAAGGCCGGCGACTTGACGAAGATACCGCGCTCAGAGTTGAACCAGCCCAGTGCATTGCTCAACTGGGTCATGTCTTGGCCGTCGAACGGGGTCTCAGGGGTGACGAAGGTCACCTTGAGGTCCTTGTTGACCGAACGAGCCAACAATTTCAACAGCTTAGCGAGGTAGCGGCCCTGTACATCGTCCTCCAGACCTTGTGCAAGGACACTGAACAGCTCACCAGCGGTACGCTCAGGCTTCTCAGTGAAGAATTGTACCAGTCCAGGATCGCTGGCCACGCCAGAACGACCGACTTCACCCCAGCTATTGCGCTTGGCCTCGGCTTCAGCGACTTGAGCCTCGGCTTCCTTGAGCATCAAGGTCCGGCCCAGCTTGCTCAGCTTGGTTTGAGTGGCTGGATCGATCTTATCCACCAGTGCAGCCTGGGCTTTGGCCACGTCAGCCTTGTTGGCCTCGGTGACTTCGTAGCTGTGACCGGCCAGGCCGTACTGAGAGATGAACTGTTGCTCAGCGAGGAACGCCAGCTTGGCCTGGTCCGCAGCGTGGGCGAAGCTCTGCACTTCTTGCAGCTTGCCAGCCAGACTGTCGATGTTGTTTTTCTTCATCAACTGGGACAGCTTGCCGGTCAGTTCGCTGTCGGCGTTGTCCTGCATCACGTCCGCCAGGCCCAGTAGCACCCGCTTCAGGGTGTCGGCCATGGCCTGCGGCGGCGAGTACGCCAGCAGGTTGTCGAAGGTCGACTGGTTCAAGTCCACCGCCATGTCGCCCAGCTCGTTGATCCCGCTGCCGCCGGCGTCGTGGATGTTGAGGATCGAGCGCTTGGCATACACCTGGCTCATGATCCCGGAGTCGGTCGACTGCACACCGTTGACCACCGAGGACACACCCGGGCCTTCGGCGACACGCTTGAAGCCACGGAAACGCATGGTTTTCACCGTGGCTTTCTTGTCCCCCGGCGCGGTCGGCACTTCCTCACCCAGCGAGAGCTGGCCACTGTAGGCCGGGTCATCACTCAGCGATTTGCCGCTGTCGGCCAGCTTCACCCCGGTCGACACCGTGCCGTCGCGGTTGGAAATCGAGGTGGCCAGCAGTGGTTCCATGTGCGCCAGACGCTTGCGGATCAGCTCTTCCTGCTCGGCCGTGAGGTCGTGCAGCGGCGCATCCTTCTTGTTGTGCGTGGTGCTGGCGATCGAGCCCTTGAGGTTCTGCGCAATGTACGACTCGCGCATGTGCTGGTAGACCAGGTTGTACAGGTCGAAAGCCAGACGGCCGTAGCCGTTGTACTTGTCGCGGCGGGCAATGAAGTCGCTCAGCGTGTCATTCAGCGCTTGCTCCATGGCCACACCGACGGTCTCGGCGAAGAACTTCTTCAACGCCACTTCCTGTTTGCCGGACAGCACGTTGTTCATCGCGTCTTCGATCGACATCGAGGTGTTGAGTCCAGACTCGTTCTGCTCACGCAGCATGGCGCTGACATGGGTCAGCAGCTCAGTCAGCTGTTCGCTGGCCAGTGCCCGGTCTGGATGCGCGGCCAGTTTCTCGATCTTGCCGTACAGGTTGCCGATGAAGTCGTCGGCCATACCATCGATGGCAGCGGCCATGGTCGAACCGTAGTTCACCGCGGTCAGGGGGCGCTTGACGATGTTGCGATCGACGTTGACCGACAGGTCACCGGTGATGGCGAACACATGGGCCAGGTGCTCTGGAATGAACGGCATGCCGCGCAGGTGTTCGGTCAGGCGATCCGCCAGGGTTTCGTAGAAGTCCCGGTTACCCTGGCCACGCCAGGTGGGGTAATCGGTAGCCGAAGCACCTTCGGCATAGAATCCACCCTTCTCGGCAATGTCCTGGGTGATGGTGCCGAACAGGATCTGGCTCAGCATCGGGCCGTTGGTCACACCGTCGACTTCACCCATCAGCTTGCTGGTGAACTTTTGCTTGCTGGCTTTGGCCATGTCGAACTGGACCATCTCCATCAGCACGGCGAAGCTGTGCAGGTTTTCTTTGCCGGCCTTGACCGCCTCGACGATGTCGCGCTGTTGCTCAGTGGACAGGGTCTCACCGGACAGCTGCGCGTGTAGCGCGGCCATACCGGCCTGCATCACGTCGGTTTCCAGCAGATCGCGCACTTCTTGCAGCGACTTTTTCTTGTTCTGTTTGTCGATCTTCACGCCCAGACCGGCGCCGACCTGCAACAGGAACTCGTTGGCCTGCACGGACTTGCGCGGGTCAATCACAGAGGTCCAATCGCTCATGCCCACCAGCCAGCGATGAACTTTGCTGGTTTGCGGGTTCAACACGTTGCCGGTCATACCCACCCGGTGGTGTTTCCAGATCGAGTACTCCATGAACAGGTCCTGATCCAGGCCCTGCTCTTCGGCCTGCATGCGGGCCAGGTACTCGAAGGCGTTATCACGGTCACGGATCAGTGCATCGTTTTTGGCCTTGAGGCCGGCGCGGTTGTCTTTGTGCACCAGCGCTTCGTCCACCGGCTTCACGCCGATCATCTCTTCCACCATCTCCGGTGGCAGCCCCAGCAGGAAATTCACCCGCTCACTGATTGGTCGCCAGACCTTCTTGGTCAACTGGTTCAAGTTGTCGATCAGGTTCTGCGGCGCCGGTTGCTCGGTGTTCTGCGTGGTGTCGTTGACGTAGTCCGGCGCTTCGCGGCGCGGCTCCGAGGTGCGGTTGCCGGTGGCAAAGATCTTGTCGAGGATGTTCTGCGAGCCAGTGCTGGCCTCGATGATGTCCTTGACGTTCTGGTTGTCCTTGTTCACCGCGACGAAGTAGATCTTGGTCTCGTCGAGCTTGGCCGCTTCCAGCTCCTGGTCATCCAGGTTGGCGTTCTCCGGCAGTTTGGCGCCGAGCGTGGTCAGCTGACCCTTGGTGATGGCCTGGCGCTGGATCAGGTTCCAGTCAAGCATCACGGCGATGGCGAACTGGCCGACACCGGCTTCAATACGCGAACGCTCGTTCTGCGGTGCAGTCTTCAGGGCCTTGATGCCCAAGGCTTGCAGCACGCTCTGGCCAATGCTGTTGGCCGCCAGCGACTCACGGGTGCCCAAGTGGCCCACAGCTGCATAGATGTGGTCGCCCAGGCGCTTGTCCTTGTCCCAGTTGAGGATGCGGCTGATGTGCTGCGGGCTGCCGACCAGATCGCGGCCGTGTTCGTTCACCCAGCTGAATACCGCGGCACTGATCGCCGTCTTGACGTTGGCTTCCAGCTCACCGGTCTCCGGGTCCATGAAGAACTCGATCGGCTTGGCGTAGGAGAACTCCGGGTTGACCTTCTTCGGCAACAGCCGGTCGACCACGCCGCTCAGTGCGGCATTGGCCTCGGTGAACAGCGCCAGCACCTTGTCTTGCTGGGTGCTCAGCGATTTACCCGGGGCAAAGTCCGCCAGCTTGTGTGTGGTCTGCGACATGAAGTCCTTGACCGCCACCAGTGGCCGGCTCAGGCCGGATACTTCACGGTCCTTGGACTGGGTGAAGAACTGGCGCACCAGGTTGACCGACTTGTAGTTGCTGTCGTTGGTGCTGGTCACACGCTCGCCCTGGAACACTTTCAAGGTCCCAGTTTCGCCCTGCTCGGTAGGGCCGGTGGCTGCTTCAGGCGCATCCTGAATTTCGGCCACCGTCGATTCTTCTACCGTGTCGGCTGCCGCCGGTTCGGTCGCTGCGCTCTGTTCGGTTTGTTTCTGTTCGGTGGACGCTGTCGCGCCGGTGGACCCGGCCTGCCCACGGGGCAGCCCGTGACTGCGGCGCTCAGCGACACTCGCCTGTACCGGCAGTGCAGCGGCGGCACTCAGTGCTTTGTAGGTAGCGACAATCGCCTTGGCCTCGGCCTGGATGTTCTGCACCAGCGGTCGGCTGAATTTGCCACCACGGATCTCCAGACCACCGTTGGCCTTCAGTGCTTCGGCAGCCAGAGGCGAACCAGTATTGATCTCCCAGCCCTTGTCAGTCTTCAGCACCTGCACTGGTTGGCCACTGTTGCGGGCCTGCTCATAGGCAGCACGGGCTACACGGAACTTGTCCTGGTGCGCCAGGGCGAACTGTTCCAGCTGGCCCAGCAGCTTGGTTGACTTGGCCGTGTTGCCGGTCGCCAGGGCTTGGCCCACTTGCGTTTGGTACTGCACCAGGCCCATGTTCTCCGGGGTGCCTTGCAGCACTTCGGCGTGCACGTCGGCCTGGGTTTGCAGGGCGTTACGCGCCACTCGCGCTTCATCGAACTGGCGCAAGTAGCTGCGCTGCTCGGTGCTCAGGCCGTTGGCTTGGTCATTGATCAAACCAGACAGGTCAGCACTGCTCAGTGACTCGGGGTTGTGCATGGCCAGGGTCAGGACTTTCTGTGCGGCTTCTGGCTCAGTGGCAGCGGCTTGTACCGTGGCTTCCACGTCGGCAGCCTTCGGCGAAACCAGGACACCCAATTGCTCGGTGACTTGTTTGGCCGTGTCCAGTTGCCCGCTCAGCTTGCTCAGGGTCTGCACGTCCGCGGCTTTCTGCTCCGGGGTCAGTGCTTCAACGTCGGTGATGCCCTGTTGCAGCGCGGCGGCCAGCGGTTCATTGCCAGCGGCCACGGCGGCTTGGTGCTCAGCCTTCAGCTGGGCCAGACCTTCCGGAGTGGCGTCCTGTACCGCGGCTTGGCGCGACTGCACCTGGGTTTCCAGGTCAGCGACGATGGTCTGTGCCTGTTCCAGGTGTTGGACCTGGGCTTCCGGGGTGACGTCCTCTTTCTGGCTGGCAGCGAACAGCACCGCCACGCCTTTGTCCGGGGCATAGTTCTTCGACTTCGGATCGAGGTACACCGACGGGTCGGCGGCATCCACGGCTTTTTGGAAGTCAGCGACTTCGGTCTGTGCAGCGTCAGCGGCACTGGCTTTCTCACTGACATGCTCCAGCGCAGCGGTGGCACCGCCCATGGGTGCGCCAGTGACCAGGCCCATGGCCGCGGCATTGCCCACACCGTCATCCCATTGTTTGTCCAGGCCGACGTTCTGCGCGACTTGCTCACCGGACGATTGCAGGACTTCTTCGCCACCTTCGATACCGGCCGACAGGGCCGTGCGCGACAGCAGACCACGCTCAGCATCTTTCATGGCGCCACGCACCACGGCTTCATCGACGTCGCTGACTTTTAGTGCATGCGCCAGCTTGTTGCCGGCGGCGCCCACCACTGTACCCATGACGCCAGTACCTGCGGCGAGCAGTTGCTGTTTCAGGGTCAGGCGACCGTCTTCGGTCTGGTTGCGGATGTTCTCCGCTTGCTGGCCGGCCATGACCGTGCCTTCACCAATGGCCCCGGCGATACCGGCTTGAATGGTTGGTGCGGCTTTGGTCACCAGTTTGCCCACGGCACCGCCGACCATCATTGATGGCACGGACTCAATGATCCCGCCAGAGATGGTGCTCGGGTTGTCCAGCGCCGCGGACAAGGTGTCACTGAAGCCTTCGGCTTTCTGTGTCTTGCTGTCGGCCAGCTGCTGTTCCGGAGTCATCATCGACGCCAGGCGCTTCTTGGTTTCCTTGAAGCTGTAGCCGTTGTCCTCGAGGATCTTGCCGCTGGCGCCACTGTTAAGGAAGTCGGTGACCCCCACCAGGGCTTCATCGGCACCAACGAAACCAGAAGCCAGTTTCAAGGCACCGTCGGCGACCCGCTGTTGCAGACCCGAGGTACGTTCACCGGTTTCCGGGTTGATCGACACCAGCGATTCCAGGTTGCTGGCGTCACCAATGGTCTTGGCCAGCTGCCGCGCTTTCATTGCCGCGGTCAGGCGGTCCACCGTCAAACCATCGACACCAACGGCCGGCACCGGTTGGGTGACCTGCTCCATGCTTGGCGTCACTTCATTGACGACGTTGTCGCCTTTGGCGTGGTAACGATCAATGGCATCGGCTTTGTTGACCGGCACATCACCGTCAAAGCTGTTGAGCAACAGCGTCTTGTTGGTGGTGGGGTCGGTGTACTGGAAGGGTTCGTCATACCCCAGTGCCGGAGCTGGCTGTGCGTCAAACGCGGCCCGCTGTTCCGGGGAAACACTGTTCTCGGCGGAATCTGCCAGGGCATTCAAAGGAATGGTGGCTGCCTTGCCCACCAGCTTGGCCGCCGTGCTGAAGGTTGCCGCCGCGGTGTCTACCACTTTGCCAACCAGGGAATTCGGGTCGAGGTCGAGTTTGCCGACCACCGACTCGGTATTGATGTTGGCGATTTCGACCTTACGAGCCGCATCCACGCTCATCTGAGCCTGTTTGCGGGCGGCAGCTTCCGCTACTTGGCGTTGCTTGGGTGTCAGGTATTGCGCAGCGTCGCCAGTGGGCAGGGCCTCGAAGGCACCATCCCGCTTGGCCAGGTACTCGGTCAGGTCGAAAGCCATGTTTATTTGCGCTCCTGTAATGCCTTGCTGAATTTGTTCACATCGTAAGGAATGTAGTTGCGGGCCTTGGATTCAGTGTCCACTCGGCTGGCTTGTTTGATGCCAGCTTCGTTGATGGCTTGCAGTTCCTTCTTGTGTGCCTCTAGGGCGCCAATACTATCAGCGTAGGCCTTTGGATTGGACTTAATAAGTGTCTCAACCGAGTCAATAATCCCTTGACGTGGGTCGAACCAGTCATCAGCACCCATTGCAATGCCTGCTTTGAGGATTGCAGGGGGTACATCGTAGTGAGTACCGTCTACAGTGATGCCTTCAGTCATCAGTTTGGTGGTATCAGTGATGGCTTGCTCACGGTTCCAGCCTTCCCACAGCAATGGGTCGAATCCATTGCCCTTCAACGACTTGGTCATGTCCTCGACCGTCATATTAGGGTCCTCTACACCCTGCAAGTAGATGTTCTTCTTGGTTAGATCCGCGAAGTTCTTCTTCTCTTGCTCAGTGGCCGTGGTAACAGCAGAGGTGATGGCTGATTTCTGGGCATCCAGTTCGGTTTGATCACCGGCCGACAGCGTATTGTTGGTGTTGACCGCTCCTTCAAACGACTTAACCCGGTCAGCAATCTCAGTCTCCGGGTATCCACTGGCACGTAGGTCTTTAATCAGACGGTTACGGGCTGCTGTAGGCGACTCAATCATGTCCAGCCCTTGTTCCTGGATGCCTTGACTGAGTTTGGCCTTCACATCTTCCGGTACATTGGTCAGATCAGGTACGCCATCTACCACTTTAACGCCCAGAGATTCGGCCAAAGCGTTGGTCTTGGCCGCAGCATCCTGCCGACTGGCAGTGAACTGGCTGATGGTGTCACCCAACAGCACATCACCGGCCTTGGCACGGCTCTGTTTGTCCTTCAGCTCGGCGCGTTGCTCATTGGTCCAGTTCAGGTTGGCCAGGCCGACCTTTTGATTCAGGCTGAATGCGGCAGCACTGCGACCATCTTGCGCCACGGCCCGTTGCTCACCGCTGGCAGCGTATTGACCCGACTTGAGACTGTCCGCCAGGGCACCCTCGTTGAGGAAACCATTGGCATCGAGCAGGCCCTGAGCCCCTTTGAAGTCACCGGCGTTCTTCAGGCGGTAGAACTCTTCCACCAGCGGACGCTGATCGTGCTCCTGGTTCAAGTCGGAGAACTTCATGTTGTTGGTGGCTTGCACTTGCAGGTCAGTGGCCCGCTTCTCATCGGCGCCGCGCACGGCATTGGCGTCGATCTTGTAGCCGAACTGCTGACGCAGCGCCGCCAGGTTTTCCTGGGTGGCCGGGTCTTGCAGCTGTGCCGGGTCCTTGATGCCCTGCACCGCGTCGAGGTAGTCGGCGGTGTTGTTGGATTTCTCCTGTTGCCAGTTGGCCGCATCGGTTTTGTTGCGTTGCGCCAGCACGTTCTGGATGGCCTGGAAGCCATTGTTCAGACCTTGCTGGGCGCCATTCATCAACACACCCACACCCGCCAGGGTGGGTTGGTTGAGGGTCCGCCAGGTGATCGCCATACGTTACACCCCGTTCTTGGCCATGTAGTCGCCAACCGATTGGTAGGCACCGCTGTTGGACGCCACTCGCGCACGCTGACGGTCTTCCAGCTCGGTGTTCACCGTCTTGCGCTGGTTGTCGTAGTTGAGGGAGAACTGACGTTTGTTTTCGCTCAGCGCTTCCTGGGCCAGCTGGTATTGCTTGGCACCCATGAAGGCCCCGGTCAGGGCTTGCGCACCACCGATCGCCAGGCCACCCCAGCCGTCCGAGCGCACGCCCTTGTCGTTGGTCGAGCCCATGGCGCCCCAGAGGTTGCCGAAGTTCAGCTCTTGCCCCGCTGGTGCCCCAGCTCCGGGGGCAGCAGCCCCCAATTGTGGGGCAATAGCCGGCAGCAGGTTGTTAGACACGGGCATACCTTGGCCACCGTCCCAAGAAGGGAGGGCGAATTGCGTATTGGGCTGGTAACCCATTGGCGAGTTGTTTGGCACTTGCCACCAGTCAGACATTGTTGAGTTCTCCCATGGTTTGATTCATATCAGGCAGTTTAAGCGACATGTCGACGTATGACGAAACGGCGTCAATGCCCACTGCCCCGATGTTACCTGCGTGAATAGTACGCTTAAAGTAAGTGTCAGGCTCTTCACCGAGCGAGAGCAGCGGGATTTCCCCTATGAACTCGAATGGATTGATCAAGTTACCTACATCAAGCAGCTTCTTGGCCTCATTCAGCTCCTTGGTCGCTTCATCAACGAACAACTGGAACTCAGAGAGGTCTGCGTTGTACTCAGTGCGCAACTGGTGCTGGTATTCCTCACTTGAGGCCTTCACCAACCCGGTTGAAGCCTTGAGCATGGTCTGTGCTGTGGTGCTGGCGCCAAATGAACCGGCTTCATAGGCACTCATACCGCCATAGATGGCCGCTCCGATGGCCAAGACCATGGCATATTCCGGCCCCAGTTCCTTGGCAATCAGGCTGAAGGCGTAACTAGCCAGGTAAGTCTGCAACAGCATGGTCACCACGGTGATTGCCAGGGTTGAGACCCCGGCTGCCGCCGCTGTGGCCAGTGCAGAGAGGAATGAACCGGCGCCCCCGGTGGCAATGGCAATCACCACGGCGATCACCACCATCACCACCTGGAAAGCCTTGGTCTGATACCACTTGGTTTTGGTCACGATGCGGCTGTTGAACACCATGTGCAGCGAACGCAGGAACAGGTCCTCTCGCTGGTTCATCGGCACCAGGTCCGTGATGGCCCGGTCCAAGGGAATCAGCAGCTCGTCGTTGCCCAAACCCGCGGTGTAGGTGTACTGGCCATAGATGTGGTAGGTCATGCGCGGTTGCACGATCTGCACTTCTTCGTAGAACACCGAGCTGACCTGGCAGCGGTAGAACTGGTAACCGGCGGCAATCGGGATCGGGCCACTGGGCTGCGTGGTGCCAATGCCACTGTCGAAGGTGCCGACGGCGCCAATCTTGCCGGCGACCTTGCGTTTCAGCAGGCCGCTGTAACCGAAGGTCACTTTAAACAGCTTGTCCTGAATCAGGATCGAGCGACCATTCTTGAACGAGTAATCGGTCAGGCCTTTCTCCATGTCGGCAATCGACTGCGCGGGCACCGTGTCGGCGTAGTACAGGGCATTGAAATACTCGAACAGGTAGCGTTTCTCTACCTGGCTGTCGGCGTTGGCCGGCACCGCAAACATCAGCATGGCTTGCTCGATGTCGTCGATGTCCGGGTTCTTGTCGACGTTGTCGCACAGGTCCTGGTAATCGAGGTCGAGGAAGTCGCACATCTTCACCGTGTTCTTGTACGCCGGCGTGCTATGCAGGTATTCAGCGCCCTGGTTTTGCTTGCCAAAGCGGCAGTAGGTCCAGGGGAAATAGCTGCCCAAGGCGCCATAGTCGATCTTGAAGATCTTGTCCAATTCCGGGTACACCCCGGACTCGTTACGGTAGGTGAAGAAACGGGCACGGCCCATGTCACTCTCACGGCGGTACTGCACCTGGTAGTAGTCGCCCTCGTAGTCGTAGCCGGCCATGCTCAGGTACAGCATCTCGGTGTGTTTCACCCCGTCAAGCCAGTAAACATATGTGGCTTGCACGTAGTCGACACTGCTGGCCGGGTCGTACTGGTAGTCGGTGACTTGCAGGAACTGGTCCAGGCCAAAACGAATCTGCGCCTCACGGTCAGGGGCATAGCCGGCAGTGGCCGGACGGCCGAAGCTGTCCAGGGTTCCGGGCTGAGCATCGGCCACGGTCTCGTTGCAGTAGTAACTGATCATGTCTTGCAGGTATACCGGCGCACCTTTTTGGGTACTCAAGGTGACCAGCTCGTTGGTGCCGGCGAAGTAGCCGTAATCATCGGCGAGTTTCTGCCAGGCGACGTGCATGTTGTTGATCGGCGCGAAGTGGTAGTAGTCCATCACCACACTGCCCCCGGCTTGTCGTGCCAGGAAGGTTTTGACGATGTCCTGCCCCTGGATGTCGGTGATCAGGCTGCCATGCGGCAAACCATAAGGTGAACTGTCCTTGGCGAAGCGGTACATGCGATCGACCTTGGTCGCCGCACTGTTGAGCAGGCCGTCTACCAGGTGCTCGGACACCGAACCGACTGTGCCCAAGATCCCGCGCAGCACACTGGACTTCATGGTTTGTGGCAGGTGGTCGTCATCGACAATGCGCATCACCGAGGTGTGCACCGTGGTCTTTTTCTTGCTGCTGAACAGACCCATTGGGAACCCCCATTAAAAAAGGGCGCACGCGGCGCCCTTGGTTGTCACGTTGGTTGTCAGGCGCCGACCCCAGCCAGCACCGCTTTCACGGCACGGCCCACGGTGGCGTCGTTCAACATGTTGGTGCCGTCGGCCACAGTGCCCGAGTCGGTGGTGCGGCGCACGTTCCACGAATCCACCAGCAGCTTGGCGGCTTTCTGTTCCGCGTCGCGCTTGAAGCCGTCGGCCTGGGCCTGGTACAGCGACTTCTGTTTGCCGATCACCGAGTCGGCGTCTACCCCGGCGCCAATCGTCTGCGCCCGTTCAGTGGCGGTCTTCACCCCGAGCAGCGCGGTCTCTTGCGCAGTTTTCAGCTTGGTCTCCAGCAACACGTCGTACTCGGCGCGCAGCTTGCACTCGGTAGCAACCATGACCTTGCCTTCCAGCACCGCGTTGGCGGTCTGTTCAACCAGTAACTTGGTCTTCTGGATTTCTTGCAGGTCTTGAGTCTTCAGGTTGGTGGTTTGCTGGGTGATCTGTTTGGTCTGCTCGGCAATACGCAGGCCTTCCGACACCAGATTCAGCTTCTGCTGGGTCAGGATCGGCGCTTGCAGCAGGATGTTGGCCTTCTCAGCCACCAAATTCTGGGTTTGTTGTGTGGTCTGGGCGGTCTTGGCGATGGTCAAATCGCGCTCAACGTCCAGGTTCTGCTTCTGTGCAGCGAGCAATTGCCCTTGCAACAGCAGGTTCTGGCCTTCCAGCACCAGGTTGGCCGCTTGATTCTTGGCCACCTCGAGTTGCGCTTCAATCAGCTGCGCTTCGAGGGCCACCTTGTCCTTTTGCAGCAGGAACTGAAGGGCAGCACTCATCACCTGGGTGAGCTGGCCGAGGTAGACCTGGGAATACTCCGGGCCACGGATGCGGTTCTTGTCGAATTCGACGTCCAGGTGCGCTCGGGTCACCTGCATCAGCTTGTCGAAGACGCCTGAACCGGCGACATCGCCCGTGGTCAGGTCTTCCAGTACGATCGGTGCGATCATTGTCTACCTCGGTCAGGTCAGGTGGATCAGTCGATGGCTTTGGCCATGGCTTGGCGTTGGGCCAGGTCATGAATTTCGTCTTCGGTCAGCATCGGCAGGACTTCCACGGCGAACTCGCGGATCATCTTGCCTTCTTTGGTGGACACACCACGCGGACCTTTACGGGTCACGAACACCTGGCACTGGCGCTGCACGATCATGTTGTAAATGATGCGCGGGACATGCCAGCCCTCGTCGGCGTTGAACGGCACGTACTTCTTGAAGGTGCCGACCACAGAGTTGGCCGCGGTGAAGATTTCACCGTCCCACTCTTTCTTGTTCGGGTTCATGCAGGTCACGCGGATGCGGACCAGTTCGCTCGCTTCGCGGCGTTTACGCAGCTTGCGGGCGACAGCGGATTCTTCAGCCACAGGAACATCCTCGGCAGCCGGCGCGGCAGGCGCGGCATCTGGTACTTCAGGGGTGCCGTTGAGCTTGGCGGAGATTTTCTCACGCAGCTTCTCGGCGCTGATCGACGGGTGATACTTGACGCCCATCTTGTCGGCCTTGGCCTTCAGGGAGGTCAGTTCATCCACGATCGGCAGGTCATCAGTGTTGTCGGCGACATCATCTAGAATTGGCTCTTGCATTGCGGTGTACCTCAGGACTTAAAAGAAGGGGCCAGCCCTGTAAGGAGCCGGCCCCGGGGGATTACATGGTGGCGGTGGTTTTGATCAGCGCGATGCGCTCAGGACGCAGCACCATGAAGCCGTAGTACCACTTGATGGACATGAAGCCGGTCTCACCGAACGGGTCGGTTTTGTCCGCAGTCGCATCACCTGGCGCTTTGTGGGTGATCTTGAACTTCACGGTCTTGCCGTCGGTTTGGAAACCGATGGTAGTAAAGGACTCATCACCGACGACCAACATCGGGAAGATGTCGAAGCGCTGGTTGGTTTCGTAGTGGGTGGCGGACGCCGAAGCATCAGCACCAGCACCGGCCCACTTGAGCATTTCCGGCACGATCACGATGCGGTAGCCGTCGATCGAACCGATCTCGCCGACCACAGTGTCGCCACCGGCCGCGTACTTCTGAAGCGGGATGAACGCTGGATCGTTGTGCAGATCCTTCATCGCTTTCAGGGTTGGGATCAGCTCCGAACCGCAGTACAGGATGCGGGCCGCGGCCAGCGTCTTGGTGTCGACCAGGCGAGTGCCGGTAATCACCTTGGTGCTCTTCGGCGTGCGGTTGTTGGTCAGGTCGATGTCCAGACGCATCAGGTCGCCGTAGGAGACCACGTCGTTGGCGCCCATGTCTTTGTCTTGCAGGGCATCACCGCAGTAGCGAACCACACCAGCGGAGTTGAGCAGGTCCACTTGCAGAATGTCTTCGGTGATCTCGTGAGCACCGTTGATCATTTCGCGGTTGATGTGGCTTTGCAGCTCGGCGTCCGAATCGAAGTCCATCGATTCCTGGGTGTATTCGTCGAAGAAGCCGAATTTCTCCAGGTTGGAGGTCAGCTCTTTACGCTTGAAGCCCACGCGGTTGACGCGACCGCCGTTCTCGGACAGCACCGGCAGTTTGCCGGAGATGGTGCCGATGTCCTTCGAGGAACCGTACATGTTACCGGAGCCTTGACGGGACACAGCGCCTGGCTGAGCTGCGACCAGGGCGTTGGCCTGGGCCAGGGTAGCCGCTGGGAACGAAGTGACGGTGTAGGTCACGGTGTATGGACCGGCGCCCGACTTCACAGCCGAACCAGCCAGGATAGCGACAGCAGCCGCGACCGCAGCATCAGCTGCACCGGAAGTGGCGAAACCATCTTCCACCAGACGTGGGATGGTCACGAAGTACTGGCTGTTGCTGATGGTCACACCAGCGGCGTTGATGCCCTGGTCGTTGATGTTGGCATCGTCGAGCAGTGGCAGGTAGTGATAACGCTTGATCGCCTTGCCCATGTTCTTTGGCAGGTTGGTCACGTCAGCCAGTTGGCCGAAGAACGCGGTTTTGCGGGCTTCGATCAGCGCCTGCTTCTGGAAGAAGAAGGTTTGAAGCTGGTTGCCCATGCTCGATGGAGTACCGCCGGCAGGATCGTTGTATTGCAAACCCATGGTGTCACCTCAATAGTTACGAAAATTTGTTGGTTGCAGCGAACTTGGCGAAGTCATCGTCGGACAGGTTCAACGGGTTGAAGTCCGGGTCCGTGCTGACGCCTTTCGCTGGAGCAGCTTTAGTGGGGCTAGCAGCCCGCTTTTTGTCACGCAGTGCCGAGTCATCGGGCTTGTCCTTGGGTGTCACCACAACTTCTGCGGCTGGAGTGGCTGCCACTGGCTTAGGGGCCAAGTGAGCGAAGCGTCCGGCGGCGGAAAGGGCGTCACCAACTTGGCGATAGGCCTCGAGATCCGACATTCCAGCTAAGCGGCCAAACGTGCGTTCGCGTTCAATCTCGTCGCTGATCAGTTGGTAATGACCACTGGCCATGTGCCCATTAATGACCTTCAGCAATTGGGGATTGTCGGCAATCACCTGTTTACTGGGAGCATCCCACTTGTTGCTCACGACTTCGATCAACTTGCCGTAGGTTGGTGTTCCTTGAACTTCGTCAAGCACCGCATCTAGGGCGAGTTCCCGGTCGTCAACAGTGTAAGTATTGGGTTTGTACTCACCTACCTTCTCTACATCTACATCGAGCGGGTCAATCCCGCTGTCTTTCAGCAGCTTGCTGATGGCCTGGGGACTTTTCTTGTCCAGGTCGATCAGGAAGCTCAGCTTTTCTTCACTGAGCAGCCCATTGTTCTCTAGAAGTTTCATCAACTTCAAGTTGGGCTTCAGTGCCGCCATCTTCTTGGTGTAGTTGGCGCCCATCTGCATCAGCGAGATGGCTTCATCCACATCCTTGACCTGGATGTCCTTGCCATTCGCCTTGAATGGGGCGAAGAGCTTGGCCAACTGGTCTTCGGGTTTGGCTTGAACCGGTTCATCAACCTTAGCAGCAGGATCTTTGGGATCTTTAGCTGGCTCAGCAGCCTTGTCTGCCGCTACGGCGTCCGCAGCCTTGCCGTCGGCTGGCGCCTCGGCGGCTGCTACGCCTTTAGCGGCGACCGCGGCTGCGTCATCGTCGTCTTCTTCGGTGGCAGCTTTGTCAGCGGGGACAACTGCGGTGGTATCAACCGTGTCATCAGGCTTGGCAGCCGGAGTGATGTCCTTGGCCTTGGCAACGACGTCGTCAAACGACATCTTGCTCAGCTCTTCATCGGACAGGTCCAGCAGAGCGTCGTTGAACTGACCTTCATCAGGCAGATCAGTCAGCTCTTCGTTGTTGTCATCGTGCTCGAGGGCTTCGCTCATTCGTCATCGCCCCCATTCAGCAGGTGCTGGATCGTTTCCTCGTCGGTCTCGATCGCTTTGAGCGCCTGGCGTGCGTTGAATTCGATAGTGCGGAAGTACGACTCCAGGCAACCGATGCCGTCGATGTCTCGAAGGATGTCGGCCTGGTCTTTAGGGGACTGAAGTGCGACGTTCGCCTTGGCGTGAACCAGTCGAACTGCTTCATCACGCAGGTAACCCGTGCCGATGATCAGTTTGAAGTCTGGACTGGATTGAAGACGGGCTAGTGCCTGGGCCAAGGCAACAAAGCCCCGGCTGTCTTCGATATTACGCTGGAGTTGGTCGATCTGGGCTTGGCTCATTGGCTCTCTACCATTGCTAAGTGGAACACTAGTTGGTTGTAGGGCGAGAACATAATACAAAATCTCCCTGTTAGCACCTTTTTCTGCACTAACAGGGAGTTAAGCATCACTTCTTGGTGGCTGGAGGGGTGAAGTGAGCCTTAGCAGCTTGTTCAACCACCTTCATCCGCGCTTGAGCATCGGCTTGTGCACCTTGCTTCTGCAACTCGCGCTCTTGATGCACGCCCGACTCCTGTTCAACGTAGTCCAGGTTGGTGCGATCGGTCTCAGCGTTGAGGTTCTCCGCCTTGGCACCCTCGGTAACCGTCTTGGCCTGATCCAGTACCGCACCAGTCTGACCTTTCATGGCTTCAGCACGTAGCTTAGCGATCTCAGCTTCGAGCTTGGCGATCTCCAGTTCCTTGAGTTTCTCTTGAACGGGATCTGGCGCCGGCTTGAAGTTCTTCAGCTGGTGCGCCAGGTCCGGCATCTTCCGCAGACGTGCAATGTCCGCCAGGATCATCATCACGATGCCTTGATCAACCGAGTTACCCAGGGTCTGGAGCATGAATGCCAGCTGTTCAGCCTTGTTGTTGTCTTCTTCAGCGGTGCTGATCGACAGCTTGAGGTCAAACGAACCGGCCAGGTCGTCTTTGCGAACCGGGACGAACTCTTCGTTGGTGACACGCACGATCTCGACGTCGTCGAGGAACACGGCGTTCATCGAGAGGAACTTGCGCATCACCGCGATGATGCCGGCCGACAAACGACGGAGGATGCCCAGCTCACGCTTGGACGCAGCGTCAAGTGCACCGCGTACACCAGCGGCCACGTCGCCCAGACCTTGGCCCGAGATACCCTGGCTGAAGGCTTTGACCCCGGTGAGTGATTCCGCCTCGAAGTTCTGCAACTGCAACATGAACTGCGCGCTGGCCGGGATCTCCGGGAACACATGGTGGTAGACGCCCTGACGCGGGTCGACGGTGGGGTTGAACTCGTAGTCCTGGCCGTTCTCGAACTTGCGGCGGTTGCTCAGGTCGAGCATGTCCTTGCGGAAACCGGTCTGACCGTTGGCCGACTTGGCCATCAGGTCGATCATGCCGCGAGTCACCGCGCCGCTGATCTTCTGGTTGTCCTCGAGCAGCGCGCCATCCGGCTCGCCGTAGGAGGACTTGCGTACCGGCAGGTACTGGACAATGACAAACGGGACTTTCTGGTCCGGGAAGGGGTTGAGCTCCATCCGGATGACGGTGTCGCCTACCCAAGTCGCCACAAAAGGCTGAACAAGACCACTGCCATCAAGATCACGAAATCCCCAGTATTCATAAACGACAAACTTTTTACGGGCTTCGTCAGAAAAATTGAAGTTTTGTGTATCCGCGCTCGTTGCGACATGGTCGGGTGTCCCCAAGATGGAGTTGGCTTCCGGGTTGATATTGTCCAGGTTCTTGTACCGGGCATCTTTCTTCAACTCGGACAGCGAGGACTCGAAGCTGTAGATCACGAACCGCGCTTTGTCGATGTCACCCATGCAGGTCGGGTCGATCAGCACGTTGCGGTAGTCGCAGACTTCGAGAGTGGGTTGGTTGCGCACGGTCTTCATCTGCTTGACCGTCTTCTTTCCGACAATCTCCGGGCGAATTGGTTGCCCTTGCTCGATCGTCAGGTCGTGAGCTTGTTGCATCTCCGGCGCCACCTGGTCGGCATAACCCTGAGGGTCTTGCGCCTTCAGTTGAGCCAGGTGTTGGTGCATGGGAGCCAGGGTTGGGTCGATGAAGAACTTCACGTCCGGCACTTCGACGTCGACTTCCTTCTCTTCAAAGTCCCAGCCGGTGCGGAGAATTGCCGTGCCCTCGTCTACGACGGTGCGCACGTATTCGTCGATGAATGCCACCTTGTTCAAGCGGTTGTTGAACTGGTGATTGAGGACCAGCTGGTTCTGGATCGCCGCGTCCTTATCTTCCCAGGTGACTGGGCTGACGTTGACCATGTCATCGGTGGACAGGAACGGCTCAGACAGCGCGGCATAGCGCCACTCCGCCTGCTTGCGGATCAGCTTCGGCACCACCTTGGAATTGTTCTTGCCTGGATTGACCTTGGCCTTGCCCCGAACGTGTAAGTTGTCCAGCCAGACGTTGATACGTGTCATCTGGATGTCGTGTGAACCACGAGCATCCTGATAATCTTGCTTGAGTTCCGCTACTGTGGGTTCTTTAACCCAGTCAGTCAGCTTCTTGGTCGTTAGATCTCGCTCCAACTGTGCTTCACCCATGATGTACTAATCCAATGGCCCGGTAATGGGCGACATAGTAATCAATAAACCACAGGACCACACCTTAATGAAAATTTGCCCGCATCACCCAGCGTTCCAGACCCCTACTCGCGGCACTGAAGGGGCTGGTGGCTTCGACATCTACATGCCAACCGCTGGTCGCGTCGAAGAAGGTCGACATACCGTCGTTGACCTGGGCTTCAGTGCTGAAGTACCCAAGGGCTACGTCGCTCTACTGCTGCCAAGATCAGGTTCAGGGGGTAACTTCGGGCTTGAGTTGCGTAATACCGTCGGTGTGATCGACTCAGACTACCGCGGCCCGTGGATTGCCAAACTCCAGACCAAAGATGTACTGGATTTTGGCTGGGCTGCTGGTGATAGAGTCATTCAGTTTGTGCTGGTGCCGGTTCACACCCCGGAATTGCTGATTGTTGACCAGCTCGACGCCACTCAACGCGGCGCCGGCGGGTTTGGTTCGACCAACCGCTAAGGTTTAGGCCCAACCGTTGCGCTCGAAGCGGCCTTCGCCGGACTCAGCGTTCAAGTCCAGGCCCTTGTTGGCCAAGACTGCGCAGGCTGCTTCGAATTTCCCCCAGTAGTTGTTGCCGTCGTGGAATTCCTGGTTCAAACCAATGGGATTGAACACTCGACTGGCGATATACAGCAGCAAAGCGTTCTCGTATTGCGGTGGCAGGTCGATGTCCACCTCAGTCGGGTCGAAACTGTTGTCCTCTTTGACGATTCGCGGGTGATTACCGCGGTAGACCACGGTCAGATGGCTGCTCACCAGCGCCGGTGGCACGATCAAGGTGTTGATCGTCGGCGTGCGGATCACTTTCGACAGCGGATCGTAGCGTTTGCCGCCGGCATTCAGCTCCAGTTCCTCGCCCTGGTCGTCGAACACCCGTTCGATCTTCAGCACCGTGTCCTGAAACGGCAGCGTGGTGCTGTCCAGGATGTATTTCACGGGTTCACGGCTCTCACGGTTGCCTTTGGCATAGCGTTTGCTAAGCACATAGGTCTCCAAGCCGGGGACCATCTCCACTTTCAGCGTGCCTTCCTTCAACTGGAAGCGCGTGTGCAGCTCGGTCAGGCCAGAATTGACGTGGCCCAGCATCTGCAACTGGTTTTCCTTGGTGATGCCGCTCGCCGCGGCGCCTCCCAGCTTGATTTGGCTCAGCTCACCGAAGGTCAGCTGGTTAAACAGGTCGCTCAGTAGCATGGGTCAGTCCTCAAACGATATAAGATTGTAAACGGTCGGTGCTGTCATCGCCGTCATCCAGGTCCCACATGCCATCACCGTCTTCGGACGGCGTCAAATTGCCTTCTTCCGAGGGTTTCCACGGGTTCATGCTGGCCAGCATCGAGATCGAGTCGATGAAGTCGTCGTGTTTCGAGCGGAATCCGCCCACCGCGGCCAAGCTCAGCTCGTTCATGGCTTCGACCAGCTCCGGCGTGTTCTTCTTCTCGATCGGAAAGAAGATCTTCCTGGCTTTGAACAGCGGCACCACGGTGTTGAAGCGCACCATCTTGTTGGTGTTGGGGCGAATCCCCGGCTTCATGTCATTGTTTTCGCTGGTCAGCGGGAAGTAGATGTTGCGATTGAGCATCTCCCCCTGAATCCACTGGATGAAACCGGCCTGCTGGCCGCTGACTTCGATGCCGGCCCCCTGTACCCGGTAGTGCTGAGCAAACCTGAACAGCGCATCAATGGACTTATCCATCAGCTGGCGCTTGCACACCCCGTCCACCCACAGCCAGTCGCCCACGTTGTTGTAGGCCCAGACGTTCACGACTGAAAAGTCGGCCTTCTGCTTCTCGCTGACCGCCAAGTCGGTGGTGATGTAGAAGTTGAAGCGGCTCTTGTTGCGCAGCACGGCGTCGATCTTGTACCAGCCGATGTCGTGGTCCTGGATCATCCGGTCTTCGTCGGACATGATCCGCAGCATCAGCTCCTGGTTGAAGGTCTCGACCTTGCCCAGCTTGACCGCGGTGTCGTACTGCTCCTTGACGTAGTCGTAGGTGAAGCGATCGGGCCAGCTGCCACGGAACTCTTCGCGGGTGCAGGGGAAGGTCTCGCACACCGGGAACACGTTGACCGCCCAGGCGTCGGACTCGACCGCCTTGTACAGCGGGTCCTTGGCGTTAAACGGCGTGCCGGACCAGATGATCATGTTCTTCTTCGGGTGCAAGGCGTAGTTCACCGCCTTGTACACGGTGTCCTC